CGGGCTAGGCCAGAAGAAATACCTCTGCTTTGTTTGTTATCGGCTGCGTTAAACTGACCAGTCATACTAAAGCTCCGTTACAACTATAGTTAATTCAAAGTCATCATCATAATCGTTATTAAGATCCATCCACGATAACGCCGAACCACCGGCAGAAACATAAGTTCCAAAGCCATAAGTATTATCGCTAGTAAAGTTCAAATCAGAGTTTATATAAAATGATTGCGCACTTCCACCAATCCCAGTACCACCCTTTGTAAGATCTAACGAGCTTTGTCCGCTGTTAGATTGCGGTGCATTCCCGTCGTGAGTAGCTCCGTTGCTTGGGATTGCAGCGAAAGAACTTTCTCCATCTCGCCGCACCGTTGCAGTAGCAGTAGCAGTAAACTTAGCAAAATATAATCCATTAGCAGTCTTATTTTCAGCGGAAGTACCTCCAGACATTTTATAAATATCATCAGAACCATTCTGGACTACAGATGTTGCACTTCCAAGTGGCCCTACCGTTTGCATATAGTTACCAGCAAACAATCTAAGTTTATTTCCACCTGATGTCCACCAGTCCGTAGTTCCCGAGTCGGCTATGGTTGTTCCGTCGTGCGTAGGAGAAAGAATATTATCTCCTGTGCTTGAATAGGCTTTGCCCCCTTCTTGGAATCCATTACTAGTATCATTACCAAACCTAAGAACAAGAGTCTGGGTTGCCTTGTCAGCGTCAATAATACCACGGCCCTGAGAAACCATGCGGTTAATAATAGCGTTCATGCCATCCTTCTTTGCATCCATGCCAGTAAACAGACCATGCAGGACAGCAAGAGCTTCCTTCTGAGTAGGAAACTTTGTACCAATAAGACGATCTTCGTTAACCTTAAGATACCAAAGCTCTGTCCTTGCATCCTTCCTAACCTCGAATGATCCAATGTACTCATTCCTATGGTTATTAGAAGCAATGCCCCTAGTTTTTTTATAGTTAGTGGCTGCGTCTACGTATTGTCCTGCGGTCATGGATCACCCCTTTTTATTTTGAAGGTCTATAATACGAGAAATACTTGCAATAACCTCAGCAGCACCGGCTTGCATCATAGCTTGTTTTAAGAAGTCTTCCTTGTCTTGGTTTTTAAACTCAATCGGAGGATACTTTTTTCTTAGAAACTCCACCAGTTCTACGTCCAGTCTTGGGAGTCTCTTCCATTCCGGTTCGACAGGCATTGCAATCCTCCTGCATTTTCTTTAGTTGTTCTTCTAGAGCTTCGATGCGTACCATGTAATCCTTTACTACAAGAATAATCTCAGCGGGCATAATATTGCTACGAAGTTTCATCTTTCGATATACAGTTTCTAAGTTGTGTGCAGATAAGCTCATGCTTACTCCTTTATTAGATCAACAACCTCACAAGAGCCACCAGAACAAGCCAGTGTTTTTTCTTGGGATGTGTTGTCTTCTGTTTCGTAATTAGAAAGCTCAGACCAGTCCACGCCTTTGGGCATGTCGGCTTTCATTAGGTTATATGTTCTTGCGTCTATGGGTTCAAATGGTGCTTGCTCATAGATGTGGTCGTTATACGGTAGGAATGAAATCCCAGAAACCATATTCCAATTCTTCCATACCCAATCACCAATAGCCATAAACTTATCGTCTGAGTAAGAGATAGTTACAGATGGCTTGTGATCACACCAGTTAGTTTGGTACTCTAACCAAAGATCTAAGTGATCAATAGGACACAAATCTTTTTGGACAATAGAATCTTTTGGGGACATCATTGGAAAAGCAAATACAACCGTAGTGTCTGGACGAACAGTACACTTCTCTGCCTTAAATCCCCGGTCAATCATAAACTGACAGATAGGATCTTTGACATCTATACGAACACGACGAATATAAAAATCGCTATACCTAGGATGTAGACCAGAAGATGTACCAGCTACACAACTTGTAGTGCCGCTTGGCTTACAGCAAGTTACTGCTAAGCTTCGGTTAATTCCTAAGTGCTTTGCCCATTTGTAGTTCTCTAGTTGTGATGTGTCTCTTAAACTTTTCAAAGCCCACCTTAGCTTGGGCATTCCAAGCTGACCTGACATTAGTTTGTTATCGTATATCCCCGTAAAGGATACACCAAGAAGTCTTTCTTCTTCACAATTATTCTTCCACTCTTCATCGAGGTAAGTAAAATTAGTGCAAGAAGATTGTACAGTACCCAAGAATGTAGCATACTTCACCTTCTCTGTCAAGGTTTCTTCCGTATCTTCAGGACGAATAACAACTTCTGTTAGATTGCAGAATTGATTTGGCCTGAGAATAATTTCGCTGCAAGGGTTGGTGCCAAACCTATGGTTGTCGTCTCGACCAATCCTAGAAGCAAGATATTTAAGGGACTCTCGATTACAGATACCCCTTTCTCCCGATCTAGAATCAAAAATCGTAGACCATTCCTTTAAGAAAGTTCCCATAGTAGGTTTGGATTCGTAGACAGCCGAGTTATTTGCTAGGCTACGATGCCCGCTGGTTTCCCACCAAGGCCCAGACTTTGCCTTTGCCATCTCATCGTCATGCAAATCCGAAAGAGAAATCAAAGCAGAACGCCTTACAGCTCCTGCGATAACGATCTCTCCAGTTAAGCAAACAATATCATGGACCTCTAGGCTGCTGAGCTTTCGCCCCTTAGCCTTGTTAAACACATTTACTACGTACCTAAACAGTCTCTCCAAAGGCTCTGGACCAGACGCACGCCCGCCAAATGTCTTAAGCCTAGCACCTGACGGCCTGATTAGGCTGGTGTCCCATGTGGGGTGGACCCCATCATATAGGCAGTTCAACAGTTTCTTGAAAGAATCAGCCCAGCCAACCCTACTATCAGGAACCTGAATAACTTCTAGTTCTTTACGCTCAATGTCCTCAGGAATTACAGGAAGATTATTAATCTCCTCAGACTCACAAGAGAAGCCAACCCCGGTGCCGCAGCAAAGGATATACATCACATCACTAAATGCCCGCACTCGATTAATTCCTACATAAGAACAGTTATACAAACAAGTATCGTCAATATCAGCAGCAGGACCTGCGGTCATAAGCCCTCTCATGGAGGGGAAGATTTCTCTATCTAATACCATTTCCTTTGCCCTAAGGAAAGCTGACATTAACTTAGCGTTAGTTGAGGCATTAGTTCTACTGATCATATAATCGAAGTATCTGTCAACACATTCGTCCCAAGTCTCTCGTCTGTTCTCCTCTTCTATCCACCGGCAATACTTGCTGGTAACAATAAACTGTTGAAAGTTATCCATTTATAAACTCCGTCTGGTCTTTATGACCCACTTTTAGGGTTCCAAAGAATGTGTTGAAAGGTTTCGTAATCATATCCAGTATGATCTAAAATTTTTACGCACCGTGCCATTGCTATAGCTACTTCTTCAGGCGACAGCCCGCAAGTATCTTTTAGTTGGTATTTTTCGGTATTATATAGCTCTAAAATTCTCTCTTCCCACTCATCTGTTTCCCATTCATCGAGAAATTTGTCGGCCTTCTTAGGACCAACCCGCCAAAGACCGGGGATACAATCAGTAGCATCTCCCATCATCCATTGCTTACAGAAAAACCTATACGCTTCTTCTTCTGTAACGAATCTGGGTTTCTTTTCTTTGTCCGGATTAAAATGCCAGCCTGCCACGCCTCTTAGGTCCTTGTCTATGGTAACTGCAATGCTTTCTAGTGCATTAATGCCCATAATATCATCGGCTTCTAGTGTATCCAAGGTCTCTACAAAATAATTATGCTGAATATAATCTTTAATATCCCCTAAATACTCCGGCACATACATGTCTGTCCTATTTATTTTATAGTTAGGCCATTCAGTTCTTCTAAAATTATCTTCTCGACTACACGACAAGGCAATTCTAATTGTATCTACACCTTTAGGAGTCCACTTTTTAATTAACTCCTTAAGTTTTTTGGGATACTCAGAGGGGTTGTTTGACTCAGCCCAAAAAGCGGTGTGATACGCAAGGATATCTCCATCAAGAATAGCTGAATTAGATGGCGATTTCTGCGGCTGGTGGCACATGCTTTTTCATCCTTTTCGTGTTCTCTTTTAAAAGCTCTTCCCATTTGGTTAAGTCTTCTGCTAACACCTTCATTTTATTTTTAATGACTTCTTCTAATTCAAGGCTACCTAAATCAAAAGGAACATAGTTGTGTTTGATATAAGCTCGGCCTTGAGAAAGAGTGTACGGACCATAGGGGTCGTAGTGACTTGTGATATTCATTAGTCTGAACCTTCCTTAAAATCGTAATCATTGTCGTCTTGTTCTAGGGCGTTTAGTAAAAGCAAATCAATAAGCTCAGATATACATCTAGAAATTTGCTTTAGTTTTTGAGGAGCATCTGGATCAGCTTGGACTCCGCACCAAAAGGGGCTACTAAGATCTACCTTTTCTTTTAAATCCCTAAGAGACATATCGTTGTATATAAAATACTGGAAAGCGTCACCGAATAAGTCTGGGTTTTTACAAATTGCATTAGCAAGATCTTCTGATTCGTGCTTAGTCCAGTCCTTATTTCTATTTGGGTTGGGCCTATCACCGTACATTAAAAACAAAGTTGTTGCTTTTTTCTTCATAGCATAGCGGACCTCATTAGGATATCGACAGTCATCCACAATTACACAACGCTCCCAGTACCGCTCGTTATTGTTAAGGTCTCTTTTTTCTTTTGCGACTATTTTATTTAACGACTCATTAAAGACCTCTACCCAATGGTCTGGATTTTCTTTTCTCTTTTCTGCTCCATGAGTTTGACAAAACTTTCTGTACTCTTCTGGCTTTTCTTCTTTAGAGCAACCGGCTTCTGCCGCAGCTTTTTTAAGAGCACCAGCAAAAGAACTAACAACAGGAATAAAGCCTAACTCAAACGCTTGTTCCGCTATTAGATGAGCTAGGGTTGTCTTCCCCACTCCTGCTTGGCCTCCGATTATTATTAGTTGCATCTTGTAATTCCTTTAGTAATGTATGAGGACCTACATGATCCTTAACTTGTATTCCACATATCCTCAGCATTTGTGAGGTTAACAACGCACATGTTTTAGGGAGATAGTTAGGAAATAAATACCTACCTACAAACCACCAAAAAGTTAAAGACCTAGCTTCACCTATGTACGTCCTTCCCATAAAGTTTTCTAACTGCTTTATGGAAACATCGTGTTCACCCAAATCAATAATGTATTTTGGTTTCATCATTCTTCTGTGAAAGGCACTGCTGTCTACAAACTTTGCGTTATGACTTTTATCAGAAGCTAAAACAATACTCAAGTCCTCATGGGTAATCATTATACCACAATGTATTACGTCTGTGGACGCAAGCCACTGTATTATTCTTTCTTTTTCAAAGATATCCCGTGAGTAAAAACAAACAGACACATTAGATTTCAATGGCATTCCTTCCAATTAAAACCAATGATTGCATTCCCTTCCATTTTAATTCTACAATTTAAAAACACTGCTGCTTCTTCAATGGATTTGCACCCCAGCGCACCAACATCTTCTGCAATTACAGGGTCACATTCTACTTGCCATTCATCATGGACTGTCATCATAAATGAGTACTGCTCAGGATACTTGGCTTCTAGTTTCTTTCTGAAAATTGCTTGGGCTACCTTCATAAGGATAGCACCATCGCCTTGGATCTGGACATTGAGTGCCTTATGCTTGGCACGGCAAGGCACTTCTCTATTATCGAGGAGAGTGACAGTACCTTTCTTTGCAATCTGGAAATGACAATTGTCAAGTACTTTCTTTAATGCTGGCATCTTCTTGAAGAAGGTTTCTTTTACTTCCTTACCCGCTTTTGCGCCCTTACCTACAATACTACCTATCTTACCGTCCCCTGCCCCATAAATAAGGGCGAAGAAGAAGGTCTTTGCTGAATCTCTTGTTGGTAATCCAGCGGCTTCTTGGTTTGCTGAGTGGATGTCACCGTTGAGAACTACCTCACCAAAGGAACCATCATCATATTTAGCCATACGGCTGGCAAGCAGCCTAGCTTCTAACCCAGAGGCATCAATACCAACTTGAACCCAGCCATCCCTTGGTTTGAATAGACTGCGTGCTCTTGGATCACTTGAGACTTGTTGTAGATTTGGCTGGCTGCAAGTCATACGACCTGATACAGCACCCTGAGTATTAATACTACAATGAATCCTACCATCCCGGCTGTTTACTGCCCGAGTAATCCAGTCTCGAATGAAACCAAGCAGCTTAATAATATAGAAATACTCAATTAGTTTTTCTGCTTCTGGATACTTTAATTCTTTCAGAACAGCCTCGTCTACTTTTGCATTTCCTTTGTCTGTCTTGGGAGGAATCCACCCATACTTTTCCCCAAGTCTTTCAGCGATCATCTTTCTAGATCCGGGGTTGAAGTATGTTATCTTATCCTTCAGAGGCTTGCCTGTTGTTTTGTGAAATCTTTTTTCTACTATCGGAGGAAACAAAGTATTGAACTCATCTTCAATAGTAACCCTCTCCATAATAAGTTCTTGCTCTAAGTCGTGAGCACCTTGCAAATCAAAGCCCATGCCGTTATCGGTTTGTTCTGCAATGATCTTTGCGATAGCGTGCTCAATAGCAAAGGGCAAGGACATTTCTTCTTCTACATTCTTTAGTGCTTCGTAAACTCTTAGCGTTACTTCTACGTCTTGTTTACAATAAGATAACATCTCTTTGCAATAAGAGTCAAAGCCTTTATCGTAATCATCCTTAAAGCAACCAAGATGAATACCCCAACTCCTAAGAGAGTTACCACCGAAGGGGTGGTTATCTCTGTCGGGATACTTAAGTCGGGATGCAATCAGTGTATCAAAGATTTTACAGTCTGAGATCTTACCGTGAACTCTTTCAAGCATAGGAATATCATAGCCAATAATATTATGCCCAATCAAAAGCGTTGCCTTGTTAAGGAGCTTTACTCCCTCCGAGATTTCGCCCGGACCATAAGAGTATTCTTTGCCTGTGTCTATATCAATAACACACAAACACCAAATAGTATCTGCCTCGGGGCTAATCTTTTTCTTTGGTCCAACTAAAGTTACTTCTGATAGTCCATTTGCTTCAATGTCGAAAACAAGTCTCATCTTTTTTCCACGTTCTTCAGGGCTTCTGATATGTCGGGGTTATCTAAATTTAAAAAGTCCCCAAGGTGTTGTATAATTGGTTCGGGATTTCTTGTCATATCCTCAAACCAAATTTCAACAAAGGGTTTTTTGATTTTGCTTAGCCAGTCTGTTACTCGTTCGTTAAATAAGATCATATGTTTCTCCCAATCTTTTATTTTGAACGCAGGGTATATAGAAGAGAAACAAAACTTTAGGTCGTTGTCTCTACCGTACTCATAATCTTGGCGAGCAAGTAAGGCCATGCTTTTTGCGGCTTTCCTAATGTTTCTGCGTCGGCAATAAATAACTGATTCAATTTTTTCAGGATCAATGTCGATGATATCTGGGGTTGTAAACTTAACGGCTTCACCTTCATAAAGATTCTTATCTTTCCCGGTAACGATTTCATCTATTTTATTTAATGATATTTCATAGTAGCCTTTGGGATTCTTAGACATCGGGAGATCATTTAAAATTTCCCCGGAGTTTTCTTGGTAAGCTTGCCACAGTTGATGCGTCGTCCGAGCCGCCGGGTTCCCCAATAAGGGGACACCCAGCAGGCTCAGAGTCTGCATCATTAGGCTACTACCGCAACGGCCACCGCCCACTACTGCAATCATACTTCATCCCAATCGTTTATGACATTACCTTCGTCATCAATCCCGAAGTCAAGCTCTTGCATACGGCCAGTTCCGTGGTCATAGTATAGACAAGAAGCAATACCAGACTTGCCAGTAAGCCTGTTCTTTAGGACTCTAACAATTGTAGTGTTCGCAATACGATTGTCTGGATTTTGTCTATCTCGTTCCAAAGCAATAACAGTGTTAGGCACTGAAGCGAGAGAGCCAGAACCACGAAGGTCTTGTAGAGTGATTCGGTCTCCTTCTTCGTAAGCCTTTTGCGTCTTCTTAAGTTGAGATACGACATCAATTCTAACTCCTGTTCTAGATACGAGTGCTCTGAGTTCCTTCATAATATTGTCAATAAGAAGTCTTTCTGAGCTACCTCCTTCAAAGTCATTGTCCGTAGTCAGTAGGCCAGCTGCTGCGGCGGTAATGTGGTCAAGCACGATAACATCTACACCGAGAGATACGGCCATGAACTCAATACGAGCACACAGATTTTGAAGTCCGCTGTTTCCAAGGTGATCATAAATGTATAAGTTTGTGCCAGCCAGTTGCTTTCTAGCTTCTGCATACTCCTCATCAGTAAGGTCATCAATAACAGAGATGTCAATAGGTTCCTTACCTAATTCTTCTCGGAGTTTATTCATCATCTTCTTTGCCCTGATTGCCCTTACTGGCTTGTTAAGCATAAGAGAAACGATGTCATCGATAGTTTCCTGAGGAGATTCCTCAAGCATAATAGCACCAACGCTTCGGCCTTCGTCTAGGTGGTGGTAAATAACTTCCCGAAGAAGGGTAGACTTACCTGACCCAGTACCTGAGGCCCATAAGGTAATCTCGCCAGACCTTTGCCCGAGAAGGAACTCTGATAGTCCATCAAACGGGAATGGGTAGACACGAACGTCATCCATGTTATTATCGTTCTGGATATTAGAGACATGGACAATTTCGTCTGGTGAATAAAGCGTGGCTTCCCACATGGCTTGGACAATAGCCTTGCCCTGACCCTTTAGAAGACACTCGTTTGGGTCCTTGTAAGGAAGCGTAGCAACCTTGCATTTGCCCGGAGGAAGTAGATCAGCTACGGCCTTAACTGCATCTTGTCCTGCTTCATCCATATCAAACATAAGAACAACTTCATCATAGCTAGTAACAAATTCAAGGTTATCCTTAATGGATCGAGCAGCACCCGCTGCACCGTTTGGTAAGGATACGACCGGCCACTTACAATCAAGTAGCTGAGCCACAGACATACAGTCAATCTCGCCTTCAGTAATAACAAGACGCTTGCCTCCCTTGGATTTCCAAAGATGTTGGCCCCAGAGTTGAGACTTACTGGCCTCTCCTCTCCATTGAAAAGCTTTGTTAGGGCCACGAAGTTTTTGTCCGACAACCGAACCTTCCCTATAAAACGAAGCAATCTCTACTCTTTCTCCTGACTTATGAATTACTTGGTAATTATAAAACCTTGCCGTCTTTTCGGTTAGCTTTCTATCTCCCAAAGCTTCTACCTTACCGTCAACAAAGTTGGGGGAAGTATTAGCTGAACTTACGCTGCGTGTTTCCTGCATATTTGAATCTCCTTTATGATATCCGCAACTAAAACAATGAGAAGTGTTATTCTCGAATACTACTAGGTTGTCACAAGAAGTATCCCTCCCGCGTTTAGCACAGGAGGGACACTGTTCTCTCGAAATCATCTTTGCCATTTGTTCTACTTTCTATTCCAAGGGAAGAATGCTCTTACCCAATACCAAATCTTCTTGCCACTAAGAGCACCAAGTCCGAAGACTACGAGGGTATAAAAGATTGTACCCAGAATGTTTGCTGTTAAGAGTTCCATAGTTTTAACTCCTTTAGTTCTTTGTTCTTTAGAATTTTGATAACTATTCGGGTGGTATAAGCCAAGCCAATCACTCCCGTGGATATTGCTACTGGAATAAAGAACCAGTGTGCATACATTGCTAGGGCATAATTGATTAGGATGAATACAATCCCGCCGATAAGGGGTCTCCAACCCATTTGTCCTCTCGACACAACTAGCATGATCATGCCACCCAAACAGCACACCCCTCCTAATAGTCCCAGCATTGGATTGCAAGAGGAAGACTCTTGATTCAACGCAGTCGTCAGGATTTCTGTACTGCCCGGTACTTTTGGGATAGTCTGACATCCCGCTAGTAATAAGAAGGCTAGTAAATATCTCATAGCTTATCTACTCCTATGATAAAGTAGCCGTCCTTTCCTTTGGAGGCCCATTGTTTTGTCGCGTACACTGAATGTATTTGAGCATCGTCTATCCAAAGTTTTTGGTTACAACAATCAAAAATAGATTTAATGTAGTTGTCTATGTCAGCTCTGGGTTGAGGAAGTTTAGTTGTCTTTGGCTGCTTTACGTAAAACTCTAGATCAACTTTCAAGCTACCTTCCAAAGGAACCCAGCTTTCTCCAAGAACGATAGGAACTAGAGACCTCATCTCTGTCCTAAATTTTTTGTACGGACCAGCGAAGTAAGCCCCGCGCCGTGAAACACGGGGCCTACTTGCTGCGACCGGACTAATGGGGAACAACCACTCGGGCATTAGAAGGGAATGTCCGAATTTCCTTCACCATCTCCACCACTGGTGACAGGCTGTTCAGTTGGAGGGATATAATCCCCGCCGCTGAACCCATCAGTCGCTTCAAAGCCGCCAGTATCACGCACTTCCTTGGTGATAATCTGACAACCATTCAAGTAAAAACTGAGAGAGTTGTCTCTGCTTAGAACAGCAGGCGACAGACGAAGCCGAACCGTGTCGCCGCCAAAAGGTACGGCATCAGTTCGCTTGGTCTCTGCGTCACGACAAGGGAAAGTGTGTACATTCTTCTTAACGAATGCCTTTGACTTTACCTTAAGAAGGTTTCGACCTTCATCATCGACACGCATACCATTGATCTTTGTCGCATTTGCCTTGGCCTTAATCCCGTCTAGGACAGCGGCAAGGTCATCATCGACTTCAATGGTAATGTTGTGGTTAGCCGAATCTTCACCAAACTTATCGTCAGGTGCATGAAGGTGTGACCAAACCACGTTAACAGTTTCAGTTGTAAATGCTGGAATCTTATCCATTAGTTATCTCCTTTGTTATCATTTAAACTTCTCGCGTTCTCTTCAATCATACCCAAAGACATTTCAATACTATCTGACATTTGTCTAAGGGTTGCTCCTAATGATTCTAAATACTTCTTTAGCTCTTCATAAGGAACCCAAATTCGATCTTCACTCTCTGTTGGTTGCTCTACTGTTTCCATTAATCCATAATCTCCATAAAAGGATGTCCATCTATTACTACTCCAGCCCCGTTGACTGGCTTACGTAGGAAGTTCTTACCATAATACATCATTTTGTGGGACTCGTCAACCCCACAAGGTACATTAAATCCAAAAATCTTTGAGTTGTTCGGTCCCTTAGCCCACGCAATTGCAGCAGCCGAGTGAATGTGACCACTAACAACACTTACCATTGCCGCCTTAGCTGTATTTAAAGCAGGCACAATAGCCGAGGAAGAGTTTCCAGTGCCGTGTGTGTACATGACATCTTCCACTATATGTGTATAGTCCCACTCCCATCCCGGTGTGCTGTATATTTCCTTGTAAGGTTTCATATACATAGAAGGTATACCAACGCTAGCACTTAGCCTTTGGATTCTTTCGTCATGGTTGCCTATGCAAACCTTCGCTATTGGAAAAGCTTTCTTCCAATTCTTTAATGCCTTTTGAACCCTGTGATACTCTGCTACAGCTGAGTCTTCTTCGGGATGTTTGTTGTGAAACGATATGCTATGGTGATCTATAACATCACCAATAAAAACAACCGAGTCTGTTTTGTATTTCTTCTTAATCTTTTTGCAGAAGTCTAAATAGTCTGGACGTTCAGCAGGAAGATGTAAGTCACCAATAACCAATACCCTACTCATTAACAATCCTCCGGTAATATTAAATGTAAGTGTAGCCCGCTATCATCGGGAATGTTTTCTTTTTCAAAAACCGTAAACAAATTATTCATAAAGATATCCATCATTCCCTCGCTGTTGAAAGATACAGTCAAGCTTTTAGTTACTAGCTTGTCTGACTTTGCTACCTTGACAGTGTGTTGAATTGCAAAATCCATGTCTGCCTCACTTTCTATTCCAATTTGTAACATAGTTACCTCACGCAAAAAAGTATTCTGAACTTAAGACTGAACCTATATCTAGTTTACCACGTTCTGGAACAGAAGGCAAGCTAATTCCCAACTGATTTTCAAGTTGGATCTTAAAGTTTTCCAGTTGATTCTCTGCGTGAATATCTACAAATGTATGACGAAGACAGTCTCTCATAATATCCATATCGTTAGCATGACAACCGTAAGAGTCGTGTATCATGCACAAATCTATAATCCCATACAACTTACTGATCATGTCGATAGTTAAAAACATATGAGCAGCATCTAAACTGTGTATAAAATTAGGAGAGATAGCTTGCAAAGCTTCTCTAGGGTTAACATCTTTTGTTCTTACGTAAAAGACTAACTCTTTTTTATTAAACAAAGCAGCTAAAGATCTTTTCTTTTGTTGCTTGTTATAGTAATGTACTACCTTGAATCCGCTTGGGGTCGTCCAAGTAACGTGTACATTAACCTTGTTTGCTTCCTCTACTATATCCTTAAGATATTGTTTGCCTTTATTTGGTTCTCCCAAGGATATATCTAGGCTTGCTTTTATAGCACGGGCAAGCTCAACTATAGCACCGCCTCGTTGTTCTCTTGGCACCCAGTCAAGGTGTCCTTCTTCTTTTATATATCTTTGTATTCCGTAGAAGGTTATGCCATAAGGCTCGCACATTGTACTACGCTTAGTTACCTTGCGTTCTATTCTTCCTGTCCAATACTTAAGGAACTTTTTGTACCAAGAGTTTTCTTCTATAAACTTCTTACAGTGAGTGGTAGTGCTATCCGCAACATGCTGATACAAATCAAGCGGAGTATCTGAGGGGATGACTCCTGTTAATTTGGCAATGCTACTATCTCCCATAATAGCAGACCAATGCTGATTGCCATTGCATTTACCATCGACGTTAATAGGTATATCACTATAGCCATCAGTCCTAGTAATGTCGAAGATTGCTGATAGTCTCTGAAAAGATTTGTTTTTCTTTGGGGCTTCATCAATCCACTCCTTATTACTATAAGGGTCCTTTGAAATACGCACAAACATATCCCAGTTATCCTCTACCCACTGCACTCTTTCTTCAAAAGTAATTTTGTCTTGATCAAAAAGGTTAGCTAAGTTAATCTTCTGCCAGTACCTACCTCGTTCTGTTAACTTTCTTTTGTTCTTTAACTTTATCAATCCTCTGTCTGTATCAGATGACTGGGGAGAAAGCAATTCGCAGGTTGTATAAGCACGGCCACGGAAGTCACAAGTATAGACATGGTAGAACCAACCACACTCTATTAAATCTTTTGCTAGCTGTAATCTAACCAGCATTCTACCTCTTGATTGTTCTTGTTTATACCACTTACCCCAAGCTTCTTCTTTCTTCTGACACCATATAGCCTTCTCTTCTTTAGTTCCGTCTTTAGGGTACGGCTCGTTATACATGAACTCTTCAAAAGAATAGTAAGGTAAGTTAGCTAGCCCTGTATTATTCTCAAACAAATTCTTCATTACATCATAAGTTTTCTCATTGACGCACCACTCTGTATCCATCATGGTATTTAAACCATCAAGCACAACCTTGGAAGGCTCTGAAAACTTTTGTTTAATTGTATGATCGCTAAAGAAATTTGATTTGTATCTTTGAACTACAGGTTTTCTAATTGACGAAGTAATATACCCGCCTGAGTATTCTTTTGTATGGCTTACTGGCCTTGAGATCATAGGTCTATAGATTAGAGCACTGTTCTGAAGAAACTCATGTCTGTTGTGCAGTTCTTTTAACACAGAGGGATGGAACTCTACCGTTAATAAGTTTCGGTAAAGGTTTCCTCTCTTTGTTTTGTGCGTCACTAGCCGAATTACATTAGACGAGGCAGCTATGCGCAACATATTGTGACCGAAGTCACGTTTGTTTTTTAAAGATATCTCAGTATTTTCTTCTAGCTTCTGCGAAAAAGCCTTGCATCTTTTTGTGGTCCAGTTCTTTACAAACTTAGATTGCTTTAGCCAGTCTTCTCTGTTGTTATCTTTAGCCCGTTGAAAATTTATAATGTCCAATGCGTCTTGAGCTATCTGACTAGAGACACTCTGGGCTAATGGAGGAACTATTTGATTTGATTGCCAGTTGTACCCCCAATAAGAACTAGAAAACCAATTCCTAATGACAGAACGTAACGTAACGTCAGCCATTTTCTTAGCACCTAATTCTATTAGAGGATAGATCCACTTGGGACAGCGAGGTGAGCTACATACTTTGTCTATCCAGTCTTGATAGAGTTCAGTTAGTTCTTTAACGGAAGTATCTATCAGCTCTTGTTCCGGTATGCCCTCATCTGGGGACCGATTATATTCTCGCCAGTATTTTTCTCTACCGTAGTCTAACATCTTTTCTTCAAAAGCTAATTGAGAATTAACTCGAATATCTTTTTCTTCTTCAGAAAGCGTATGCCAGATCAAGCGTTCCTCCAAGCCTCAAGGGCTTCTTTATATTCCTTAGAATCCTTACCTTTTTCTTTGGCGATTCGGATAAGATCTAAACCTAAAGAATATTTGGTTTGGTTAACAACTCTATTCATGTCACCTTTACCTGCACCACCGTGCGGTATATGCCCTTCAGGCATTGATGGACCGGACCGGCCTGATGCTGCATGTTTCCTATGCTTCTCTCTTAATTTTTTCCATACCCGTGGCTTATGGGCATTCCAATTACCACCACCTAATTGATCGTGTTTCTGCATCATGCGATCTCCAATGTGGGATGGCCCCTCTGGTAGGCCGCTAAGCCTAGCCAGAGGGGATCCCTAGTCTGATCAGACTTCGGCCATTGCGATATCAAATACCTTATTGGTATTGGTAGCGTTCTGCCCGATTAGATTGCTGTAAGCGGAAGAAGCGGGGGACTTTTTCTTTCCTCTTGCAGCAACTCGATGCTGGATATCATTGGTTACTGCGTTAGCAGCGGTCCAGTAACTCCAGTTACCCAGTTCTTGAGACTCAAGCTCAAAGGTCTCAGTCCACTTGCTTACAGTGGTCAAAGCCTTTGTGTAAATCTCTTCTTCCTTTTCGGAAGTTGGGTTATGTACAACCGCAACCTTATTGAGTTGGGCGTACACATTCAAGAAGAACCTGCTAATGTGTTCTCTTTGTGGATTGGAACTAGCCATGTACTTGACCTTTTCCTCGAACATCTTACCAGTTTCCTTGAACTTCTTTACTGCTTCTTCAGCAGCACGCATCTTCTCCATGATGTCTCCACTATGACTAATGGAAATCTTGTTGCTTGTACCTCTAGCCTGACCCATGACCATAGCCAAGGTGTTCTTGCAAACAACCCGAACAGAAGTAGGCAGTACAGTTAGAGAAGCAGTACCATCGTGGCCCCAGAACAAAGCCATGTACTTATGTACCGTATCGTTTGGCACTGCGTCAAATGTCTCTCCCCTAAGAAGAAGATAAACATTGCGACCATTACGAATAGAGCCAGCTGACTCAACCTTAACGTCACTACCAAAGTACTTAGCGAGGTTGAATGCCTCCCAGTTTTGAACCGGCTGATACCGAGGAGAAACTACACCAATAATTTCTCTTGTATCAGTACGCATTACACCACGGTAATCGTGTGCTTGGACACCATCAAGTGTAAACAGCGGCCACTTATCAACTTCCCAGTTAAGCTCAGCCATCTTCATTGCTTCGTCTACATTAATTGCGTTCTCAACAGTCTTACCAAGCCCATGCCATGCTGGGTTCTTAAAGTAAACTGCCGAATCATTCTCCATCATTTCGTGACTCATGTTTGTTTCCTTTCATGAATTTCTCTGACACCATCTCCCAATTATCATTGTCTAGATTACGTAACCTAGCTTTAATTGTTTGCCTACCTTTCTCTTCAGTTTGTTTTCGCTTGGGCCTTTCATCTTTTTTAGATACCTCTTGCCTTCGCTTTTTTCCGTGAGCCATTACCCAATCCACTCCGGTTCTCGATCCTCTAGATCTTGCCGGGTCATTTCTTCTTCCCATCCCAAGGCATATTCTTTAGCTGCCTTTGCACTAACACCGTTATTCTTTCCGATCTGTTCCCAGTCCGGATTAGTCTTGTTGCTAGTCCACTCTTCCCAGCAACCATAAGCCATGTTCTTAAACTTACCCATGATATTTCCTTTAAGTTGAGACTACTCTTTATACTCTTTTATTTCGTAGCCTTGGTGAATAAAGTTTTCTTTTAAATCCCTCTTGGCTGCTGCCACAGAGTTGTACGTTACGACTTGATTGTTATCTTCTATGACCCATCCATTGGTGGCTAAGCACCACAGTGCGTATTTCATAATAGCTCCGGAGGGACTCGAACCCTCAATCCCTTTCGGGCGTTAGATTTTAAGTCTAATGCGTATGCCAATTCCGCCACAGAGCCTAATGTTCAGTCACCATTCCATTGGTAGTAGAATAAATGATCTTATCAAACACCGCAGAACACCACGGCATACATAATTTGCACGGCTTACTCATCCGCATTTCACCAAACCGATTAAACCTAAAGTTTAAAAGCACCAACTTATCCTTAGGTCCTTTGTATTTCAATAGAGCATCAAGCTCTGAATGTACTTCATTATACCTGTAACCGTACCGTTTTGCAAGGGGGTGTGTCTTCATTTTGTTCACACCAAAAGAAACAAGCTCTCCTTTTCTGATAATTAAAGATACATGTTTCTTTTTCCTTGTACTCTGTACTGCCATAGGCATTGCAATATCAATATATTTTTCTAGTTTCATAACACCCCGAGCAGGACTCGAACCTGCGACCTGCTGATTAGAAGTCAGCTGCTCTATCCAGCTGAGCTACCGGGGCAGCGTCATCCTTTTGATGTTCGTCGTTTGTTCTCATTTCAGCTTCAAGCTTCTCGAATATTATCTGTTCCTTCTTCTGGCACACGATATCCCCTCCGCCAAGCGTGGTTATTATAATTAGCTTCCTGCCTTCTATCCTTTTCTATTTGCCATTCTTCAATTGCCATGTCAACAGACCAATCATCCTCCCAAGATTCATCATACATCAGTAAGTTCCTCATATATTTTATCCCAGTGTTCAGGATTCTTTGGATCATTGTCCAAGGTTTCATCGCATTCGTACCAAAGTTCCTTGCCATAGTGGACTTCCCAATCCCAAGGACCTTGCTCTTCTACGGCAGCCATTGCTGCTTCTAATGTCTCCGCTTCTACTTCAATTTCACATCGTCTGATAGTCGTTTCTTCGATATCAAAAGTGTATTCAAACTTAGGCATTTTATTTTCTCCAATGGGCCGGGTCGGATTTGAACCGACGATCAATCGATTATGAGTCGATAGCTTTAGACCGCTAAGCTACCGGCCCGATGCCTCCAGCTGGACTCGAACCAGCGACCAGCGGCTTAAAAGGCCGATGCTCTACCGACTGAGCTATAGAGGCTAAGTATTAAAGTTTCTTTAACCAACTAGTATCTTCAAATAAATAATCAGGCTTACCAAACTTCTCATCCACAGCTTCTATTACGCCGGGCCAAGACTGGTGATAGTCGTGACCACCTATCCATCCATCATTTACAATCTTTGGCAGCCAAGTTTTAATGTCCGCCTTCACGTTGTCGTAGTCGTGCATCGCATCCAGATAAACAAAGTCTACACTTTCTTTTCCAAATATATCTGATGCTTCTTTACTATTTAATTTAATTTTTTTGATGTTATCATATTGTTCAGCCATCAAATCAAAATCTTTCTCTACCTTATAGTTAATACAAAGCAGATCTTTGATAGAGATTTGTCGGTAAGAAGACTTTAGTCGTTGCCACAATCCCTTGGGATCACAAATATTAAATGCGGTCCCTTTTCTCCAAGAATCAACAGCATAAACTGTACCATTAAACGAAGCCCACATGCTTGTGCTTTCGCCACGGTAGCAACCTACTTCAACCATAGAACTATTACTATTTAAATTAATTTTGTCAGCTATTTCTAAAAGACTTCTTAATTGGAACTCATACTTTCTCATTTTCATTTAAAGAACCTTCGCACATTCAGGAAAGTGCGACTCAAGATAAACCTTAACAGCTGCTGCGTACTGATGGCACTCAATTTGAGCGTGGCTATCAGACCTCAGGTTAATAAACCTAGCCCAAGCAGCAACACTACCTGACCAAATCCATTGCGTCATCATACTTTGAGGCATACACATTCTTGCTTGCTCAGGACATATACCTTGTTCCAGCATATGCTTGTAATCTCTAGCATGTTCTTGCATTTGGCCTACATAATTGTTTAGTATCTCTCCTTTAAGAGGCACTTGCCCCTTAAGAATAGAACCCTGCTTCATATTAGGAGGACGCTTACGCCAAGACTTAGGAACAAAGAACATAGGAGGATTGCTCACATACCTACGTGATACTTCATTCCAAGCGAAACCAACAACATGTTTCTGGAATTGGCGGGCAATAAACATAGGAGCATTAAATCTAAACTTCATATAACAATGGGAGAACGGAGACCAATGATCATTCTTATGCAGATAATTAATAAGCTTAGTGTTCTCTTCGTCGGTATAGTTACTAGCGTTCTTATCGAAAGAAACTCTAGCTGCATTACATACCTCTTGATCTGAACCCATCTTATCAACATACTGTACTGGTTCTATCTCATTAACAGACCAGCCATCTGTAATCTTAATCATATACTGCCTCGGTTCGGTTGTCTTCTTCAAGCTTTGCAATCATCTCACTATAAGAATAGTACTCCTCTTTATTAGGAACAGCGTAAGTCTTAATAGTTTCTTCGTCAGGGACATAGCCCAAGTAATGTGACAGCCGTGCAACTGCATCAACCTGCGGGCCAAAGAACTTGGTCGTTGGCAAGTCAGCGTCGTACCAAAAGAGTACAGCACCTACCCAGAAATCAATATTGTTTTCCTCAAGGTAAACTTTCTCATCTTCATACTCATGGGCAACTTCAAGATCTCCGTCGCAAGCTTCAACAGTAAGGATATAGTCTCCGTCCGAGTATCTATACTGCGTGCTCTTAAGTTCATACCTATACTTATCCGTTGGGTGACAGTTCGTAATCTTCAACGATCATTCCTTTCGGTATTTTAGTTACATGACCACATTCTTCTGGGCCAATTGTTTCTGTTAGTGCGATGTGAGTATCGCAGTTACACAATACATAACCTATTGTATGAATAGTAGGAGGGGTTGTCAAGGCTTCCTCCTTCATTTCTTCTAAATCAGACCAAGTTGAATCACCCAAAGTTTGGGCATCAATCCAAGTCACCTTCCACATCGGAAAGCTCAAGTCCTCTTGTTTCTGCGAACTTGATAACAGTGTCGATAATTGGTTCGTATCCACGATGACAGTACTCCTCTAGCCAGCTAATCACTTCCCCCTTTTCATTTGCAGGGAAGATCATAGTCTCCCAGTCGTCGTATGTACCGGGTAGTTCTACCCGAGACACTAGGTAATAAGTCCCTGAAGGAAATCGGATACATTCTCTACGACAATATTTTGTTTCTTCTACCATACTTCAAATCCTCCGCAATGTTCAAGGAAAGTAATCCACTCTTCAAGATGTTCCTTGTGTACAGAATAAGGCGATCTGGTCGCAATGTTTTCTTCCAGTGCCTTTTCCTTATTAATAAACGTACCGTTCATATCAATCTGCATGTCATCCGTATCAAAAGCAGCGGGAGTCCATTGGTTATTGTTGTCCCATTGCTGTTCACTCAGCCAAATCTTAAGCTTGGAAACCATTCGGTCACAAGTTTCTTGATTCTTTGCACCAGCCCCGTCGTTGAAGGACATGTGCTCCCATTCTTTATCTTCGAGTTCGTAACAAGCTCCGCTTTCCCACATGGCTTCCATGATAGGTCGCCATGACCAGCAGTTTGCTCGAAAGTAAACGCCGGGGTTGTTCTCATAGAACTTGTTCTTGGCTTCGTACCATGCGTCCTGCTCTGCGTCCGAGAGATCTCGGAAGTTCTCAGGCCACTTAGGTTCAGTGCCAACTACAGTAGGGTTAATCCCTGATACATCCATACCCATATTAAGATTCCTTTTCTAAATTCTTTAGTGCAATTGAGGGCGGTTTGCCCTTATTCTTTTTAATAAACTCACCGAGCTTACGATGAGACCAGTTCTTTTCCTTAGCTACTTTTGCTAGCTTCTTGTAATACTGACTCAAGACTTTGCAGCATCTTTCCATTGCAAATAAATAGGAGGAAGATCGTTGCGTCTCTTAGTATTAGGAATAGGAGAGGCTGACTCGAAGTCTTCCCAGTACCCATTCTTCTTCATCTTTGTTGACCAGCGTTCATCGTATGCTACGATGGGTGCGTATACATCCAGCTCCCCCTTAAGGTGCAGCCGTTGAATAGTATTAAGACCAGAAGGATCCTCATAACAGTTCCTTACATTAGGGTTGACCTTAATTGTCTTCCCTTTATGAATAAATTCTTTAACCATTAGTGTTCCTTCCACATCTTAAAGATGATTGATAAAGTATATACGCTGCCTATAATAATAGCCAGTGTCCAAGTTCCGCACGATTGTTGTGCGTAAAAAAGCAAGCTTAGTACCAGCCATGAGAAGCAGACAAATGCTGCCCACAAAACTAATACAATAAGCAATGACAGTATTCTTAGTGGTAGTTCTTTCATAATAATAGATGACTGGCATTTCTACTCTTGGTTCCAGCCGACCTCATCCGTGCCTCTTCACACTTACCTTGCTGTCACGGTTAGCACTATAGTCAAAATGTTTGTGATTCTTCAGGGAACATAGTGAAACTCACAACACTATCAGGATTTCTCTGGGCGTAGATTTTACGCCGAGCAAATGCACCCTTAGTGTCAGTCCTAAAGAATCGTTCCTTTACCCCATTGCCTCGTCTGATTTGGAAGTGAACACCCTTAAACGAGCCGTGTTCCCACCTAATCCAAATGCCGGGGTGATCCTTAAGCGTTTGATTGATCGCTTCTTGGATATCAACCTTGTTTTCTGGAAGGAACAAGCCAACTGGATCAGGTATACCCATATCGTTTTCAATATGGAGAGATACTTTATTGGCGTATTCACTAACAACCAAACTACAAAAGTCAATGTCAGTATTGATGGGTTCGTTAGTAACCTCATCTCTTACATCAGCTTCAATAAACTGATCGTCTGCATTGAGATCATCAAAGATGTTTCCCATTACTTACCTTTCATGTTGGGTTATTAAGCACAAGAACATACGGGCGTGCTGCCGATTACACTACAGGCCCTTCTCAGGCCCTACCTAGGATCTGTGTCGGATATCTCCGATGATCGGACTTGAACCGATACTTCCCAGTATGTTTCATGTACACCTTTGGGTGCTTTCACGGGTACGCTACTAACACTAGAAGGATTTCACGGCTACAACCAGAGTATTGTCTAAGCTGTAGCCCGCTTTGGGCTTAAGAACTATTTAGGCTCGCCCAAACGAGTCATTTGTCCAGAGCAATGCGATAGACAAGTGAAGCAGTTTATTACACCACATGCTCAGGTGATGGTGCGTTCTAGCTGAGATCACCACCATAGGAGAACTATGGCGTGACCCATAGTCTCCGGTGATGACCTAGCCGCGTGTTTAGTGTGGGGCTGGGACTTCTTGTGTTACCCAGAACTTTTCGAGATCTTATCAAGTTCGTTGATACTCTACTTCGTACCCACTCGTAGCCCTGCGTCGGGCTGTACCTCACCGATTGGCTCTGGTACAAGGTGCTACCCCTTTGAGTGATGCCTTAGACCTAAGATAAAGTCTTGTTAGGCTACCCCTTCCACCCTTGATCTAGAGTGGAAATATTTGTTATCTTTTGCGGTAGGAATTCAGGGCGACAGCAGTAGCTTGGTAAGAGACACCTCTAACTATTGCTGCAACCTTTCTGCCCTTCTTCAGAGGAGAGCGTGCCACAAGATGTGCTACGTCTTGCTGCATGACCGTCCCTTCATGGATGAGATTCATCACATGTTTCTCCTGAAGGTCAGCTTCTTCCCTGTCTAACACTAACTGATCTGGAGGGATGTGATCCCCCTGAAATTCTGAGTCTTCTCCCTCATTGTCCTTCGGCCAACCTCTGGTTTTCCTGAAGGATAGTTTCTTGCGGTCATCTACCCATTTGTAAAAGGCCACACGACCCAACCAATTACCTATGCCTAGCTTACCCTCAATTACTTCCTCTTGTTCTAACAAACAAACAACGGCAGTGTTGATATAGTCCTCCAGTAAATCCTGAGGACAACCCTTACGGGATAATCTCCACCTCGCAATCCGGAGATCGTTCTCTTCAATCATTGATGAACGCACCTCCGCAGTTCTCCGTTTGCAGACCCGAGGAGTAGCCGAGTTCACGGCAAGTCCTCCATGCCTCGATGACATGCTGAGGGATCTTTGGGTCAGGGTCATACAACCCACGACGCTCATCCAGCAAAACGTGTGCTGTGTAAGTATCGTGACAGTATGCCACCCAGACTTCGCCTTCTGCATTACAAAAGAATTCCCACATGTGTGGCTCCCTGTGCTTGTGTAAAGGCCCCGGCATACCATAGGTATACCGAGGCCCGAGAGAAAGAGCGAATGCCCTGAGAAGCTACGTGAGAGCCTCTCAGGGCTTGGTGAGAAAAGAGCAGACCCTCGATGACGCAGGTTACCCTACGCCAGCGTGAGTACGTTTCCATCCTCATCGTGGTGTTGGATGTCCAATTCCTTGCACATCTGGTCGATCTCGGCTCGCTTGTGGTCCGGCCAACGCTGCTGCTCCTTGGCTGTGCCTTCTGAGACTGCAACTTCAGTGCCATAGCACTGCCTGAAACGCTCGTCCCAGTATGCAACCTTCTCAGTAACAGGAGCATCGTCCGCAGGTGGACCCTTGCGGGCCTTCTTCTTCTTGATGATAATGGTGGTCATTGATCATCTCCGGGGTAGACCTAAGGACTGACCTAAGGTGTACAAGCCTAGTTATCAGTCAGGTATGTGACTACCCACCCACACACCCATAAAAATCTCAAAACCTAGGGACAAACCTAGGTATGTGGATACAACCTACTATTACACCCACTTTTAACGCCTAGTGCTCGGCGTTCACTGCTTAGAGTTTCTCGGCCCCGGCTTTGAGGGGCCGAGCGCAGGGGTCGTCCGGATCACCACCACCATACATACGCGGGGACGTACCCGGACCGGGACAAAGATAATACACACTCTGATTGCTAAGGCAATCGATTTAGCGTATCCCCCGTTGTGAAAGAAACTCCCCCACCCGTTAGGGCAGGGGAGATCGGTTGGTTAGCCAGAAGGATTAGTCAGATGCGAGAAGCTTGGCATCTGCGGGAAGGTCGGTCCCACAGACCACGTTGTACGCCTCAACCGAAACCCGGTCGAGGAGGGTGACGTGGTTCCATCCCACTCGGTGCATGTCGTGAACGTGATCCTGATTCTTCACGCCTGCTTCTGCCAGCATCAAGCCGGTGTGGCAGACGATATCAGAGTCACGCCTGAACGCACTCTTCGCCATCCAGTCCGTCCCGTCTTCGTTAAGATCATGCTTGAAGACGGTGACACCCGGACGAATCTTGGAACCATCAGCAAGGACCTTGTAGCCCCTGATGTGAGTGGTCCACTTCTTGTTCATCCGAATGGGTGCCGCCGGAAGGCGATACCCAGACTTGTACTCGAAGATGGGACATTCGCCCCGTGCCGAGTGTGAGTGCCAATTAGCGACGACCCTCTCCTGAAAGGGCTTCAGGAAGGGGAACCGCTTGTGCATGAGTCTCGCCATCTTGCTGCTCTCTTTGACAAGAGCTTCCATCTTCGCCCGAACGTCACCCTGAGGGAGAAGGCTCTCCAACAAGGGATGGATGTCCGGAACGCGATCACCATCTTCGCCGTAGTTCCAATCACCGGCAACGGCATCCCATTCCATGTCGGACTGCTTCGCCGCAATGGCGAGCTTTCCGCCCCCATAGGGGCCGGGCAGCAAGCAGTTCTTGGAGATGGGCTTGAGTTCCTCGGCGGTGTAGCCACGCAACGACCTGAACATAGCTCTCAGGTCATCCGAGAAGATGGCATGTGCCGATCGGTGGTCGGGGTGAGCCGTGTCCACCAATTGGCGATGCGAAGACGCTCCCTGCAAGGCAGCGATGATTCCCAGTCCTTGGGCGATGTAGTCCCGCTTCGCCGGGAGGCAAGTGCCTCCGGTCTGGCGGAACTCCTTCCAACCACGGGCATCCGACAGCATGTCCGCACCCTTCTTGTGGTGGTTGACGAGAACTTGCAACCCGTTCTCATCGATGCTCTTGGACCAGTTATCCAACTCGAGGTCATCCTTCTTTCCGTACTTGTCGGCCAAGTACTTCCGAAACATGAACGCACCCTCTTCGGTGAGTGCCTCCCATTCGTGACCCATCGCAGCCCTGAGAAAGCGACTGTACATGGGACCGAACTCGGCGTAGAAACGCCCTGCCTCGTCTTGGGAATCCAAGGCGATGCAGCCGGGGTCAGAGACCCCAGAGAGAGACTCGAAGAGAGCCATGTCACCCGTGCTGTTGAACTCCAGATCACCGAAGACATCAGCCTCACGTTCGTACATGATGCTGTTCGCCTTCTCTCTGGACAGCGATTCCCGGTAGGCCAAGATGTCCCGAAGGGTATCTTGGTTCACCACATACCGGGTGTTGGTGACGGTCTGCATGAACTCAGACCTCATGGAGCCGACCTCGAGATCGACTCTCCGTGCAACTCGCGGGGTGTAAACCCCATCGAGCTTCGGGGGTTCCGCGTGCCAGATGACACGCTTCTCCGGAATCCAACGATGCTTGTTGGCCTCAACCCACGCAAGCTTGTCGTCAAGGACGTTGAAAGCCTGAATGGACATCAGTTGCAGACCACTGATCTCGGTCATGTCTCCGACCTGAACACCCTTCTTCTTGAAGGGGACCAGATCATTCGGGAGATCCTTGTGGAAGGTCATCCACAATCCTACGATCATTTCCTGCATCATCCGTTGGACCGCCGTTTCTGACGTTCCCCACCTGCGGAGCCATCCCCGCAAGCGTGACCGGAGAATGGAATCCGTCTTTGCACGGATTGCATCCTTCTGGCCGTTACTGAGTTGGATCTTCATTTTGAAGAACCTTTCTGCCTCTAAGAGGCAACTCATTAGTGACCGAGCCTAGCACATCGCTAGACCCAATCCTCACTACTCCTGTTAAGGAACAGTAAGGCTAGCTCCCGCCCAACAATACAACTAGGCCGGGAGAATCACACTCACTCCACCACACTACACATCCTTGCGTAGAGGAGTACGTATCTCTTTGCGGGTTAACCTCGTCCTTGAGGCTAGCCGCTCCTAATCCTCACCATTCCCTTTCGGGAACAGTGAGGGGTTCCGTGTGAGTTCAGACGAACAGCTTGATATCCCTAGACGCTTCCTTGATGTCCAAGGTCCAGTCGGTGAGGGTCTGGTAGGGTTCGGGAACCCACATGATTTCCAGACGATTCCTCTTGAGACTCTCAAACTCCTGAGCCGTGACGCAGGTACGAGCGACACAGTACCATCGATGTCCGTCAGCACGAATCGTGTTGAAAACATGAGGTTCCGAGACGAAGCTGTCTTCGGTCTCCGGCACGTAGTCGTGAAGCTTCTTGATCTTGTCGATCATCTGCTCCAGCTCCGAGCCGTTGCCATCCTGAAGTGCCTTCTCGAAAGAAGACGCGAACAGGACGTTCGTCCTGAACTCAATCGGCGTACCAATGCTACGCCGATGTACGGTAATGGTAGCATCCATAAGGATACCCTCCATTAGAGTAAGCAGGGTTAGTTCGTCACGTTGACGAAGTTAGTCCTGCGGAATGCCTCATGCCCCCAGTGAAGGGAGCTGAGGCGGTGTGTGTGTCACTCAGGCTTGCAGGGAAGCTCGGGTCGAGAGTATGCATTGTTGAGTACCTTGATGTTGGCGTGTCTGCCTTGGTTGTGATGTACGATGTAGGTGGGGTTTTCGTGGTTGCTGTCAAGCTCCGTGAACACCTCATCGAACTCCGGTGAGTTCATGTTCCTCCATTCTCTGGTCCAGACGATCAGCCCGTTCGGCAACTCCTTCTGGCAGATGACCTGCTTCATGTCCCCCGGCTCTTCCCTCTGCCGGTTCCAGAAGTTGATCGTGAGGCATGCCAGTCCAAAGGCAAAGGTTCCGATGACAAAGATTGACCAGACGATTGAGATAAGAATACTCATTTTGTTCCTTTCAAGAACAAGGGGTTAAGGGGGAAAACAGGATTCCCATTTACTGTACATGCCCCCAGATAAATTTTCGACCCCCTAGTCGATTTTAATAATCATTCCAATTCTCTAGTAGAATAGCGAGATCCTCTCCATCGGTAATTCCATCCTCATTCAAGTCCCCATCTCCGGGTAGTCCCCAGTCACCGAATAACAATCCTAAGTCTCCTCCATTAATTCGACCATCACTATTTAGATCACCCCAAGGTTGTATCTCCACGGTATACGCCCACTCTTGTACATAGGGATCTTGTCGGGGTAGGATCTTTTCGGTATAGAAAGTTATCTCACCGTTAGCTGCACACACTTCATAATCGTGAGGGCTATGCGATTGTGATATCACATAGTCCCCTCTAGGGACTTGTACCTTATGGCGATATTTTATTTTTCTGTTTTCCGGCATGAACCCATGTGAAGTATTTGTCAGTGTTACTTGACCTTGCGATGTAAACTCGGTTTCTGCTATAGCTCTGTTATCGTAATAGTCCACTTCAATTACTCTAGTGTCCGAAGCCATACCACCAGTTGAGTGCGTCCATCCATCATCTAAAGCTTCTCTATGTACACCAAAACTAATTAAAGGGGGATGGCATACTTCTTGAAAAAGACATAAAGAAAGTGTAGCAAATATCATCGTGGCATCTCCTTAGCAATTGACATCATTCTATTTGTAGTCCACTCACCATGTTTATCGACCTTACTCATTACCATATCAATATCTTTATTTAACTGATTAATGTCTTTTTGATTTAACTGAACAGTATTGTCTAACCTTTTCTGTAGCTCAGTAACCTTGTGACTAATCTTCCAAACAAAACCAATTAACGCAAATAAAGCAGTACCTACTACAGACATTGCGATATCGATAAGGTGTCCTTCTATTGCTTCCATATCTGTTAACCCTCCTTAACAGTTAAAATGTCAATACCCTAGTTGGGTATCTATGAGTCCAGTAAACCCTCCGGTGCCTTCTCAGGCTTTCTGTCTATGATTGCTTCTACGATATTCTCGGGTTTGGAAATAGAGGTAGTGATCTCCGGCTGCGCGGGTTCGGGCGGCGCGGGTGTTTGTGCGGCGGGCGGGGCCATTGTGTTTTCTAAGCTATTCATAAGCTGAAGCTGTGAGTGGTATTCTTGAATTGCTTGTGGGACAACACCTTCTCCTAATACTTCCTTATACATGTCACGGGCATAGTACTCCCAAGTGGTTAGTGCCTCGTCTTGCCTCATTCCGTAGTGAACATTCCTTACCTGATTAGTTCCAACTCCTCCTGATCTAGTACTTCTACTGGAAGATCTCCTATCCTTTCTCTCAATTCCGTCTCCGGCCAGAGAGTATACGCTAAGTCTTAAAGCTGCGTCTGCTCCCGGAATAACTCTTGTTGCGTTTAAGATGTCTTGACCTACTGGCATGTCGTTTAAGCCCATCAAAGCCCCTGTAGTTTGTATTCCGGTAATGCCAGCCCCTAAACCTTGTCCTAAAGCAGCTAAAGGAATAAACCCTGAATTTGCTGCTAGTTCTCTTTGCAAGTCAAATGCACCGAACATTTTTCCCTCGCTAATAGCTTTAGCTCCTAAAGATGCTATCGGAGCAATCATTGCTAAATAACGTCCCATTAGTGGTGTTCTGGCTATCAGTTTTGTTGTTTTAGCAAATCCGTTTTGTTCAAACTCTTCAATAATCTCGTCCATTGTTACACCCGCAGCTAGCTGCAAAGCTACCATATACATGATATCTAGAAGGAGGAGACTAGCTAGACCCATTCCTGCCCTCATGGGACTAGCCCTACTTGACTTTCTAATAAGCTGTTGAGAAACAAAAAGAACTGGATATCTTCGATAGATCTCAAACAATGCTCCGGCTGTTCCTAGTTCTTGAGTTTGAGTATCAAAAGCATTTGGAGCTAGGATAGCCTCTTCGATGTAGGATCTTTCAGCTTCTTTTAGACCCGTAATTATGTCTAGCTTATCGTTGTAGTCTTTAGTATCTGTAGTTTCTGAGTGACTAGAGAACAGTTCGTGACTCATTTCAAAGGGACTGTACCGTCCGTTTTCTGGCATCATTTCTAAAAGCATGTTTAGCTTATCAGTCCGAAGAAGTCCTGCTTTCATAAGGTAGGTAATAATTCCAAGATTTGCGTAACTACTAATGCCCGCTACTCGAAGAGCCTCCTTTAATGCGGCCTCTTGTTTATCCATTGGTAACTGACTTATTTCCCTGTTAAAACTAACCTCACTAAAGTCACTGGGGTTTTCTAAAATTTCAGCCAAACGAATAAGAGGTCGATTCCCCTTCTTATCTAGCTCCAGTGTAGATTGGATGTAGGATCTTAGGTTAACAGCACGGGCAGCAGAAATGTTTTTTAACTGCCACTTAGCTAATCGCATCTGTTGTGATCCCCACCCTTTAAGGAATTTCAATGGCCCAGAGTCTTCTCTTCCTCCAAAGGGTTTTTCAAATTCAGGTAAAAATCCTTGGGTCATGGAATCAATAAGGTAGGCGTGGTCCTTTAGAACTCTAGCCCTTTCCTTTCTGTTTGTAATAGCACTGAATGGTGCAAAGGCACTTCTTACAAAACCAGTGATGTTCCCTCTTCCAAGTAATTCGTCTAGTGCAGCAAATCCATTTTCTACAATAGTGGTTGCCATAAACAAGTTGCCACCAAATGATATTCGAGTAATTGCGTTACCATACTCTGGAACAGCACTGTCAAGTATATTGGTAGATTTAAGTTCGTTAGTGTTTCTTATCTTTCTAATAGTGTCATGTTTATTTCTTAAGACCTCTACACTTGTCTTAATTGCTTCAGTCTGCTCCCTAGAACTATTTCCTTCTGCGTCTAGAATACCATATGAAGATGTATTTACAGACTCTACTAGATCTAAAACTTGCGAAACAGTAGCGTGTGCTCCAAATTCTCTCATCATAAGTTTTTCGGCAGTTTCGTTATATAGACCGTGCCTTGCGTTTTCAGACAAACTTGTAATATCTACGACAAAGTATTTTTTCATTTGCTCATTAGCTTGCAAAGTTTCATTTACTTCTGGAAGTGCAAAGTTATCGTTAGGGTAGTATGCTCCTACCGCAGACCGTTCTAAGAAGTTTCTAAATATATGTGTAATGGCATCTCTAGGTACTCCTAAAGATTTTGCAATTCTTCCTGCTTTAACAGTTGATCTTGCCTTTATATTGGGAGAAACCTCGTAGCTCTTAACGGTTAACCCTTCTAATCTATTGGCTACATTGTCGCTGCTTTCTTTGGCTGCACTAACCATATGCTTGTATTCAGTTTCAAATCGTTGTCGTTCTCTTCTAGTTCCTGAATCTTTAAATAAAGTATGTAAAGTAATATTACCTTTAGTTAGTTGATTCATTAACTTTAGAGAAGAATGTCGTATTTTAATTAAAGCATCGAATTCTTTACTCTGTAGTCTGTTATCTAAAGATCTTACCCTTAACTCTCTATCTCTATCTCCTCCCAATTGGTCTACAGCACTTTCTAAAAGGAATCCATATATTGATGGGAAGTTATCTTTAAGTTTTTTAAGGTCATTAAAAGCTTGGTTGTCATTTGTTAAGTGAGGTAGTGTTCCGTTTGCTAGTAAAATAGTTCCTTCAACCATTCCACTTTCGTCTAGTTTTGTTAAAAGTCTTTGGGAAATAAGACCTTTCATTGTATCTACAAAGACTGCTTCACCGGAAATGTTTTCAATATCCAGCGATGTTCCTAGTCTATAAGGAACTACGCTAGTAAATCCTTCTCCAAATTCTCCAATAGCCTTACCGTTTGTTACATTTCTTAAAGCCATCTGTACAAATACTTCAGACATCTCATGCAACTGTTCAGCTATTTCTTTTTTAACGTCTTCGTCTAAAGCAACACCAATGGCTTTTTCTGATAAATCAAATTCGTATTTTCCTTCAGTTTCATTTCTTTGTGAAACGCTTTCAATAACTTGTATATTTAATGTTTCTAAAATCAAGTTAGCTTTTTTTCCAGCGACCCCTTCTCCTTTCCACAAGGATGTCATTTTGTTTTGTATCAGTTTAACTATTGTTGTCTTATTACTTCTCATTTGACCCGAAAAGTTTTCTAGTTCTCCTAGGATTTTTCTAACAGAAGGAGTTCCTCTTGGATTAGTAAACGATCCTGAAACTGTAGCGATGTTATCATCAATGAGAGTAGTTAGCATTATGGGAATCAAGAAGTTAGAGTTCCATGTTGATTCATGTCCTGTGTTGCCAATTAAAGCTGCAATAACCTTATCTCTTGCCCCTTTAGAAAGCATTTTGTTTGCCACTGCTCCTAGCCCTCTACTAACTGGTTCTCCGTAAGTATTTAGTAGTGCTTCGTTTAGGTAAACAAAAGCTGCTGCTTTTTCTTGGGATGTACCCTCAGCCATCAACATACCAAAATCAATAATTCCCGATCCCGTTGGATTTCTACTAGGCTCTTCTAATTCAGATCTAGTCTTAGCCTGAGGAGCGTATTTTTCTTTTACTGTGTCTAAAGTAGTGATGTATTCCCATCTAGTAAATGTACCGCCTTCTCCTCCATGCGAAGTTAATCCTGTCGCGCTACTTGCATAAGGATCTTCAGTCATAGTATTTATAATGTTATTTAATTCTGTTTCTTCGTCACTTGTTCTACTTTCGCTTTCTTTCAGTTCAACGTACCTCTGATTAAGCCTTAGTATTTCTAAATCCTTTTCAACATCTACCTTTGGTAAGACACTTCCCTTATGCTTTGCATCCCAACCAAATCTAGCATCTGATACGGCAGTACTATCAAACTGGCTTCTATGCCCATCCGTACCTGAGTCATAACCAAATACATTCAAAGACATTCTTCTTATAGCCTTATTAAACTCTGGGTCTTCTGTATGGAAAGCAATCTGTAACCTACCCATAGTAGTAGAAATATAACTAAAGATTCTCTTTACAGCAGCTACTGTTTTTCCAAAGATTGTTAATTCTTTTTTGTTTAGGTCTCTAATTACTGGAGCTACATCTGCAAGTAAGTATAAAGACGTAAACCCAGCAATAAATTCTTCTCCAGTAGGGTCATCTATATATTTTTCAAACTCTGTTCTTGCTTCCTTAGTCCATACACCCCCGTGCCAAGCTAGTACAGCTTTTTTTAGTACTACCTTTCCTTCTTTGCTTTGATAAAGGCCCATTAGCTCGTTAAACTCGTTGGAATTATCTGCAATAAATTTTAACCTTGCGATATGTGCAATTTCGTGAGCAAATATTTCAATCGCTGTAAGGGGATTGTCCTTAGCAACTGATCTAAAGTTAGAGCCTATTCTAATTGTAAACTGATCCCCAGCTCGTTCTGCTTCAGCTCCTCCCTTAATGGATTCTGTCAAAGACTCAAATGTTAATCCAAGAATGATTTCTGGATTTAAAGAGTAAGCTCTATATAGCATAGCCTTTATAGTTACAGCTTCTTGTCTTGTAATTCGTCCGTCTGCAACTAGGTTATCGATTTGCAATATGGGTCCCTTAAATAGGGGCCTGAATTGTTCTGGCAATCTTTCAATAGGTGTTTCTGCTGTGTAGTTAGAAGCAAAATCAGCCATTAAATCGAAGTCACCTTCATCCCAATCCTGTGCAAAGATAGAATCGGAGCTTGTAATTGGAACCCTTTTACCATGTAGAACAGCCCCTCTTAAGGCTCCTTGTAATTCTTCTTCTACATTTCTCCCGGTCAACTCTAAGTCCTTCCCTAAAAATTCTCTAAAGTTCTCTACTAAGGTATCAAAATCCGTGCTGTTTATATCTGTCTTTCCAAGCATGATAAACTGCATAGCAGCATAGTGTAAATCATTATTGAGGCGAACCCCTTCGTCTGAAATCTGTGTTTTAATACTAGTGCTTAAACTGTCTGCTCTTTGTAGTAATTCACCCCAGTTCTCTGCGTTTCTATCTTTCTCACTAAAGAAAATCTCTACCTTTCGCCCTGCTCCGTCTAACCTTAAAAATGGATTTTCTAATTTAAGTGCTAGCAATCTTAAAACAATTCCCGAGGCTGCATCTCCTTCTCTTGTTGCAGCTATTAATGCTACAAGTTCTCCTCTGACTGCTGTCAAAGGACTAGCAGGATTAATCCCTGATTGATCAATCATACGAATTAGTTTCTTAACTGGGCTAATATAAGACTCAAGCCAAGCAAAAGTTGCTGTTCCTAAGTCTCCGTCGTCCCAACCAGACCCATCCCTTGCGTAGTAATCTAAATCTACAACAGTTACTGCCCGTCCTTCTACACTTAACCCTTCACCAGCCGTGATCATTTGCACTACACTTAAGCCTGTTTCTCCAGCAGAAGCCCTGCTAATAGATTCAGAATTAGTAAGGGCTGCATCCCTAATAGGTCTAGCACTGTATCCTAAAGCGTCTGCTACACGTTCGTGCAGAGGTACAGCTCTTACTACTTGACCGTTCGCAGCTACTTTAATTCCTAATCCCTTGTTAAGCCAATTGCTTAGGTTAATCCCTTCCATTGTTTGAGCGTTCTCTAATATACTAAACATTTTTAAAGCTTCGCCTTCTCCTAGAAGGAACTTACCACTTGTTGCGCTAATCTTTTGAGAGGTCATAAATGTCATGCCAAAACCTACGGCAGCCCCGTATACACCCTTTTGTGCCTGCCCTTCTCCTGAAGGTCGTTTAAAAGCTAACCTATATTTATTGGTTTTCTTTCCTCGACCCTTAGCGTCATCGTACAGTACTTCTTCTATACCTACTTCCAAAGTATAGGAAGGAAGAGCTGCTACGTACTCCCTTGCCATTTGTAGTATCTCTTGTCTTTCTGCTATAGCTTCTGCTGTTGTTAGTCCTTCACCAATTTCTGTTTCCCAGTCATCTGGTCTCATAGCATACTTTGCATACTTACCGTCTTTATAGTTTTTAAGGGCATTACCAATGGCTTCAGTAAATAGTTGGGCAGCTAAGAATTTATTAAAGTCTGCGTTCTGGACTGCCCACGCATCTTCGGTTAAGTCACTAAACTCAAAGAGATTCATTTCCCCCGCACCTTCATCCAAGTCAATTACTAAGTTAAAGTCAGGAGCTTGCCCCATCTTAAATTCACCATCTAAGATACTACGCCTAAGTAAGATACCTTCTGGGTTATCTTCTGAAAGGACGCTGGTTAAGTTTTCATAATAAGTTAAGTCGTCAGCAATAGGATTAACAGCAGCGAATTGTTCTCCTTCAGGGAACATCTTTAGCTTTCTTCTTGGTTCTGGGTTTTTAATATCCCGAGAGTATCGGACAACATCATGCAGTCCACTTACCCAAGCGTTTCTATGGGCAGTAACATCAGAGTCGGCTATAACATCATCCTCTCTAACTCTTCTGTGAATGTCTTGCCTTGTCCTTTCAATCTCCCTAATAATGTAGAACCTTGCAAAGTTTTCTGGGTCCGCTTCTAACTGCTCTTGTAATCCTCTTTCTGTGGCCCACATATGAGTTTCGTAATATAGTTGTGCTGCCCTTACTCCAGCAGGAGTTCCTACTTCAGCAGCCATGTTTGCTGGGAGAGTTGGAATAACTTGCGGTAGTTCAGCCGCGTTCCAAGGAGAGAACCCACCAATATTAGTTCCTCCTACCATTACTTCTTCGTCAGATAGTTCTCTTTGGTTTCGCCTAATAGTGTGTAAAGGCCCAAGCAGTCTTTCTAATCTCTCTTGGATATGAAGCTTTTGTAGACCGAAGAAACCTACATCATGGTATTGAGATTCCTTATACTTCGGTCGCATTGCCAGTGGTCCCCTTTGGCCTGCTGTATGAAGCATTACTGACGTAGGGTTGTTTTCAGAAACGTGATATGGCGTATATCGGTACGCACCATTAGAAGCGTCCACAACCTTCTTATTGACTAGACCACCGGATTTATTTTTAAGAGCAAGGAACTTACTATTTTCTCCTTCCCTATTCCAATGGTCCATTTCTCTTCTCATCTCATCTCGTAAGGATTCATGCCTTCCTTCAGAGTGAGAATACCATTCCCTTAGGATATTTCCTAACAAACCAACATCCGAATCTTCTACTGTATAGTCAGGGAATACACTTGATGGCGGCCTATCGTAGCTTGACCAAAGAAGCATTTCTTGCTTAATCATTAAGTCTTCTACGATTTGTTCTAACTCTTCGTCTGTCTTGCCCGCATCTCTTTGATCTCTTAAGAAAGGATCAGCAAGATCATAGGCCCCCAAGGCATCTGCATTGTCGCTATCTTGGGCTAAGAAATCCTCAAATAGCTGGGTGAGCACTGCCTTATCTGTAGGTGCTGCGCCAGATTCAAGGAAGTCAGAGAAGCTTTCGTAAGTAATGCCCTCATGTGTATACTGAGAAACTCTCGCTACTCTTTCTAAAGAAATCCCTAAGGTATCTAATCCCATGTTTCTTGTGTTATAGGTTCTTCCTGAGTTTCCACTGGGTAACATAACTTGATATACAGCGTGTGCCTCAAACCCTAAATAATCTGTTATATCAAAATCTTTTAACCCCAAGAGTTCCGCTGCGTTTTTAATTCTCTCCGCATTTATTCTATATTCTTGAGAGTTAAGGATGTTTAATGCCCTTAAGTAACCAATAGATTCTGCCGTTAGTTTACCGCCAACGCCGGAAACCATTCTTTTAAACTCAGCGTAGTTATCAGTGCCGGGATGGATTGCATCTCCCGCTTCATGTTTTTCTGTTAAGAATTTTTTAGCAGCCTCAAACCTCTCGTCGTATCCCTTGACTTTTTTCCATTCTTCAAATGTCATTGTCGATTTATCTAACCTATATAGTTGCCTCAGCTTTTTATCTAGCAAATCAATATGAGTTATGGAGTTTTCTAATTCCTTACTTAATGTTTTATTGTCCATATCCATTAAGTTTTTCCAAGCCTCTAACAAGGGCTTGTCCCTTTCCTGTTCAATCCTTAAATAAGAGTGTACAAGTTTTTTAGTTTTTTCGTCAACTCCTAATGCTACGTCAATGAGGTAAGATTTAGAGGCACTAACCCCTATCTTAGAAAATAGAATCTTCTTAAGTGCAGCAATATTTTCAGTGCTAGGCTCAATGCCTGATTCTTTCATCGCATCATAGCCCTTTCCTCCCTCCGCAAATTCTTCGTCAAAGTTCTTTTGACCGCCGCCGTAAATTCTTCTTAGAATAGGTACTTTAAAAACTCCTCTAAGTTTCGCGATTTCTTGTGAATCCTTAGCCGCATCTTCATCTGTTTTACCTAGCTCTTCTAAAGCAACGATATCATCCATTGTTTTAATATCTCGCTTTTTTATAAGCTCAAAGATTTTTCCAATCTGAGTCGAGGTGTCTGTATTGTTTCTACCGGCAGTAATCGCACCTCGCATATAAAAGTCAAGCTCAGTCTTTTCCTTTCTCTTGAAAGTCCCATCTAAAATTCCATTCATAATTTCTTCGGCGGTCATCTTCTTTCCGTCAACCTCAATAGTAGCGTTAGGGTCATTTGCTAATGACATCAGTTTCATCTCAAACACGCCACTAGCAACTCGGTCACTCCAGTTATCATTAGAAAGGAAATCATTTATAGATGTTCCCGTACCGTCAGCTTCTCTCTTATCTCTAAGTTTCATTACCTCTTCAACAGCGACACTTGTTAGTCCCTTAAACATTGGACCCATTGCCTCAATTGCAAGGATTTCTCCTATTCTTCCTAAAGGTACTAGAATGTGATCTCCGTGACTAAGGTCAACCATTAAGCCTTGATCTTTGTCTAGGTTTTTAATGTCCCTATCAACAATATTACCATCTCTATCGACTACTTGGACTATACCTTCTTCCATTCCTTCATTAAACATCAAACGACTTCCACGCCTTCTAGTAACCTGATCGTGAATAAATCCTTCTGCATTTCGAGGCACATCTAAAAGAAGTTCCATAATAAATGCCTTCACTTCAGATCTCTTCATTACTTGTTCGTGCAACCTGTTACCTACAATCTGAGGAATAACAGCAAAAGGAACTTGCTCTCCTGTAGGATCTGGATCCTTGAGTTCAGATTTAATGTCTGACCACTTAGCTTCTACCCACGCCTTATAGGCTTCTCTTTCCTTTGGAGTAAATTTTTCCTTACCCAGAATAAACCTCATTCGTTCTCTTGCTTTATAGTTAGATACTAAAGCTGCCAGCTTCATTGCTGGAATAGGCATAGCGTGGTTTACTTCCCCTTCTATAGGAAGTCGAACATTTGTAGGCTGTCCCTTAATTTCAGTATCTTCGTCTGCTTGTGCTGGAATTACCTTTCCATCCTTATCTGTAATAGCCGTAAGACTTTGGATAGAAGGCATTTCCTTATCACTTAAGAAATCTACAACAGCATAGCCTACGTTTTTAGAAGAGCCGTATCCGTATTCTCCGTTACCTAACTTAGTTAAAGATAGTTGGCCTTCATGTAGTCCTTCTAGTTCAGTTCTCATACTCTCAATAATAACGTCAGCTACATTATCAGATATATTACCTTCTGCGTCTGTTATTACATAGGTTGGGAAATGGAATTCATTTCGTTGTTCTTCTAGAGTCAAGCCGAATTTTTCAGCGATGTTCCTTAAGGATCTGGTTTGCCTTCTTTCGATTAGAGAGTTTATTCTATCTCTTATGTGTCCGCGTGCATCGCCAATCCAAGTGCTCTCATCCTTTGTGAATTTAATAGGAAACCCTGTATCCCCGTCTACTTCCATAATCCAACCGCCGTCTCTCTTTTCCTGTCTCATTTTAAAAAGCTCTCTATTTACAAGTTCACTCGCACTCTCTAGTCTCTCAATAAAGGCTATTGTATAGTAAAGGTTTGCTGCTGAATTAGGGTTGGACTCATCCATTGCTTGAGCTTCTAGGGTATCTAAAACATTGGCAAGTTCTTGCTTTTGCCATCCGTCGATTTTAGCTACTCCTCTTTCTTTCCAAGCTCTTGCGATATTTAAAAGTTCTTCCGGTCTATACCTTAAGGTATGTTGGACAACTTGTCGGTCAGTAGCAGATGCCATATCTACATCTACAACATCAGAAGGCATTAGAGCGGAGTGTGACTTCCCTAATACATTCTCTCTACCAAACACAACATAGGGTTTAAGCCCTACGTAATCTCTAAGGTAAGCTGGCATTGCTTGGTTAATTCTCCAAGCTGCAATTCCTTTGGTAGGATCTGCCTTAGTAGCTAACATGTCTAAGGCTGCTTCAAATTGTATCCAAGCTTCTACGTCCTTATCCAAAGACCTAGTAAAGACAATATCTTCAGTTCTTAGTTCCTTCTTCATTTGCTTTACTAAGTTTATTTTTTGTGCCTTTGCTGCGTCTCTTTGTTTTTCCGATAGTTTGCTTCGTGCATCCCACGCTTCCTTTATTTCCTTTCTTCCTATTCCTTTTGCAGCCTTTGCAAAGTTTTCTTTATTTTTGTGAATCCCAATAACATATAGATTATAGGAATTTACAGCGTGAAAATAGTCTTCAAATCCAACTTCCCGAGCTTCTGCATTTCGTACATCGAAAGAATCCTCAAATAAACTTGAACCATCCGCCGCATCTAGAGTCTCGTAAACTACAGTTGGTGAAGGAAGGTAAGCTGGTCCTGTTCTTTTTGGTTTAACTTCGGCGTTTTTATTAGCAATCCACGCTCTAATGCGGGCAACCTTATCCTTGTTTTTTCCGCCCTTTCCTCCTTCGCCTCCCATTACATCGTCAATAAACTTGTTAAGGTCAGCTTGTTTCATATCGTCAAGACCTTCTGGCTCAACTATCATCTCTGCTGTATCGTCTACAGTTTCAGGATCAAGTTCTTTACCGTCTTCGTTTGATCTCTCTAGTACATACTCGGGGTCGTAAGATGTTCCCAATACATCAGAATCATTGTAGTTGTGTTCGTAATCTCCACGAATGTAAGAGTACCGCCCGCCCGCTCTAAGGTTCTGTAGTTTTCCGATGGATAGAGTTTTAATCTTTTGTTTTACGGCTGCGGCTTCCTTACCAAAGATTTCTTTTGCTTCTTCTATTGTGTATTCTTTTTCACCTTTTTCAGGGTTTTCTTCTACAACTGCTTCTTTATTTTGTCGCCACTCAGAGAACTGGTGAAGAACAGGAAGAAGTTCGTTTACCGTAACCGTTTCTCCTTCTGCTTCCTTATCTCCAATCATATCATTAAACAGCTTTTCTTTGGCTTCAAATACTTCCGTTTCTTTTCGTTGTGCTCTAGCACCAGTTTGTTGTAATTGAATAGCGAAGAATTTCTGAATATCGTTTAGGGTTTCTCCCCTTTGGATATTAGCGATAACTCTCTTATAGTCCCTTAGGGTTTTGTTAAACTCTTTAACTAGAGCACTGTTCTCTTTGTATAGGTCAGTTTTTTCTAGCCGCTCCATGTGACTTTTAATTACCTGACCACCCCTAACAAGGTATTGTGAGATCGTCTTAGGAGTCATTTGTTTTTCTGTACCCGCTAATACTCCGTTTATGTATTGCTTCATTCTATCTGCTGTTTTTGAATTATCATCCTTTAATTCTTTTTTAATATCTTCAAGCGTTTGTCTTAGTTCAGGACTTATATCAGCTGACTTAACATTTCCACCCTCTCCTTCCTCGATATAGAGCCTGTTTAATTTTGTAAGCAACGCTTCAAATCTCTTAGCCCTAAAATAAGACCAGATTACTCCCTTGTCATCTTCTTGGTCAACTTTCAAATCTTCTGAAATCTTGTGTAACCTATCTCGAAGATCTATCAGGGTATTTACTAAAGGCTTAAGTTCAGCGTTATCAATAGCGTGGTCGGCTAGCATTTGATTTAAATCTACTGTTACTGTCTCAAGTTGCTTCTCTACAGATAGAACTAAACTCCGAACCTTTTCTACTTTCTCCTTAATTTTAGGATCTGGATCGCTCTTTAGTCTATCTTCTAGTTTCTTTTTTAAAGCCTCTAGTTCTCTCTTCTGTTTTTCTAATTTTCGTTTTAGTTCCTCTCGCCTAACTAAGGGATCTTCTGATCTCTTTCTTGCTGGAGGACCACCTTCTCCTCCTTCAAGTCCGGGATCCTTAGGGTCATCATCTCCCTTTCGTTTCTCTGGGTCTACGGGCTTAGGCTCTGGATCTGCTGGAGCAGGGTCTGCTGGATCGGGATCGATTCCGTCTATATCCTCATCTCTTGCATCGGCTTCAGCTTCTCCTTCATCGGTTCTTTGATTAAACTCGGTAATTGCTTTCTTCTGTTCTTGAATTCTTTCTTGTAGAATTTCTTTAGCAACCTCCAGCCTTTCTTCTGTAGTTGCGTCTTTAAATTTCTCACCTAATTTTTCTACAACAGCCTTTCTAATATCATTAGGAACTAAGTTAAATTCCTCTCCCCTTTCAATAATTTGATTTACATAGTCTTTATAGCTCATTCCTTTTTTAGCAGCTTGCTTAGCAAGAGTAATGTGCTGCTTGGTCCATCCTAGGATATTGGCAAAGACTTGCTTATTCCCGTCGTTTCTTTCTAGGATTACTTCTTGGTTTCTGTTTACAAGCTCTTGTGCGAGTTCGGCTAGTACAACCTCTTGTTCTTTGCCTTCCTTAGGTCTTCGAGCATCTGTTGGGTTGTCTGCTTGTTCCCTAAAATCAGTAAGGATTTCTTTTACTGACGTTAGGAATTCTGCCTTACTCATTCCTGTTTCGTCAAACAACGAGGCAATAACAGCACTAATGACTCCGGTAGGACTAGTGGGGTCTGTATCTTCTTCGACTCCCGTTTCAATATCAGTTCCTTCTAAAGTCAATGCTTCAAGCTCTGCTCTAATCTCAGTATTAATTTCAATCAGCTCAAGACGCTCTGCTAATGCTTGCGGGTTTGCAGTCCTTCCTATTTTCCCTACAAAATTAGAGATCCCCTTTACAGAGTTTTCACCTAGTAGAGCATTAGCTAAAGGCACGGCAATTTGATTGGATCCTAAAGAACCTAATGCCCCTATACCCTTGTATAGTCCGCCGATTGCAGGGTTTACCGCAGGAGAAAAGGCCGCTTCAATTAAAGACTCGTTAATAACTCTAGTAACACTAAATGAATCTAAAGTACCGGCATCTAATTGTCTGTATTGGTTTCCAATTTCAGCTAAGCCACCAGTAATTAAACCTTCACCTACATCTCCTAGTCTATTTACTGAGAATTGGGCAAACTTACCGTGTTGCGCAAAGCTTTTTACTTGTGGAATTTTATTTACCAAAGTCGGACCCAAGTTTTCTGGCAGATATCTTTGGAGTTGATTCATTCTATTCTGTAATCTTGCCGTCCACTTTAAGAACTTTGCAAAATTAATTCCAGTTTTTAGTACTTTGGCTGCTGCTGCAACAATAAAAGAGGGTATTGCCCCAACTCCAGCCGTACCTGCACTAATTCCTAAACTAATTCCCATAGAAGCAGCAAAGTCTGGATCGTTAGCAATGCCTTCGACAACAAAGTTATATACGTATTCAGTTACGACTTCACTCGCTGAAGCAGTTTTCCACCACTCCATTTGAGTTCGCATATAAGCGATTTGCTGCATTTCGTTTGTTAGTGTATAGAAAAAGTCGTAGGGGTTTTTGGTTTCGGAGAGTAAGTCGTCTACGTTTTCTCTGCCGCCTAGAGTATTTAGGTACACCGAATACATTTGAGGGTCTTTTAATTTTAAAACCTCTAACGCTTGCTGAGGATCCCATCCTTCTGGAGCGTCTCTTCCCATAATGTTATCGGGAGTTTCATTAAAGTTTGTAAATACGGGTACATCCCAAAGGTCTACGCCTGCTTCTTCTTGTTCATCACGAAAAGGGTCGCCTAATCTAGACAAGTTCCAAGCACTTTTACTTGCATAGTGATTTAAAAGTTTCTTGTCCTTCTCACTAAACTCAAGAGCCGTACCTTTATAGAGGTCATGCTTGTAAGCACCCAATTGCATTCTTGCTGAGTACTTGCTTCGAGCTTGGTTATCCTCGAACATACCGCCATAGTATGAAGAGTAAGACCCGTGTGTCATAGCTGTCGTAATATCATAAACACCACGAACTAACTCACCAGTTTCTAAATCAATAGACCAAGAATCACTAATGTCAGGAGTTCTTCCACCGACAATCGAAGGTTCTGATAGTTTTTTAAATCCTTCTGTAAACTCACTCCATTCTCTAATGCCTTGATTCTGTTCTTCATTGTCACGAAAGTAAAAAGGTAAATCACTGGTAGCCCATGCGTTTAAGTTTTGACTGGTCATTTATGGTTGGCTCCCCTAAAGGTAATGAAGGGTAGAGATACACGCCTTGGCGCAACACCTCCCACTTCTATTGATGCTTCGTCTGATGATTTTAACCCCGCAATATCAAACACAAGAAGATGCTTTCGACCAGCATCTGTTCTTATAGACATTGTTTGAGGAGTTGGGGATAAAAGTCTTGGTGTTAAGTCTGGATAACTAAGAGATGTAGATGTCAACAGACCCCCAATAGTCCTAAACTCTTCTTTTCTTTTTAACATATCTAATGTTAGCCCACTAAAGTTTAATACCTTGTCATCACCATCCATATCCTCAGCTTGTCTAAGGATAAGCTCTATAATTTTTAAATGAGTACTTACTAAAGATGCGCCTTCTGTTTGAATTCTTGTTGCCCCGCCATCTAGCTTACTTTGTAAAAAACTTCTTGATAATGAACCTGCGGTCGGACTGCTTGCGGTACGTTTTGGGACATATACTTCATCTAAAGCGTCTATAGTTTCTTCAACAAGCGAATTATATTGGTCAATTGTTAGTCCTAAACCTTTGGCGATTTCTACTTTAAGTTCGTTTGCTTCTGTCCCCTCTGCTACCATATATGTTGATTTTAGATGTGTTGTCATTTGTGGGCTTTTCTTAAACGGAATAAGAGCTAAAGCTTCTGACATAGCTGTTTCATAAGTTCCGTCTAAATTCCCGTCAAGAACATCTTGTTCTCCTAACATATGAACAAAGTCTTTATCTAAAGTAGGACTACTGTAAGAAAAGACTCCAGCAGTATCGGTTAAGGAAATAGCTCCGCTTAAGTTTACGCCACTATTTTTATAAAAGTAACCAATTACTGACATAAACTCTTCGGCGTTTACAGGAACTTCACTACTATAGATATGCCTGTTTTGTACATAGGTGTGCATTTGGTTTGCGATTTGGTTATTATTTAAAAGTTCTCGTATAAGAAGATAACTAATTACTTCTTCTTGTTTACCTTTTTCTACAGAGTCGTTCCAAGGAATCCAATCTTCACCGTCTTCTATTACTCTTTCTCTTAGAGTTTTCATGTCTGCCTTATTTAATCCTAAGATACCACCAAGCTCATTAGCAAGGTTAGTAAAATCAGATGATTCAAAAGTTTTAAACTGTGTTCCCGGCATTACTTCTTGTAGGGTAGCTCGAATCTTATCCCATCCACTTACTTTTACATCTCCTACTTCAACTTCCGCATTAAAGGCATCATAAGAAGTGCCACTACTTTTTTCGCCCATATCCTGTAAGGTTCTTTGCCCATGTCTAGATTTGCCAAAAGACATTAAAGGAAATACAGAAGACAAAAAGTTGTTTGTTTGTATAGTATTAGTAAGCAGTCCTCTCCTAGTGTCTGACAAACCAATAGCAGACCCTGATGCTCTATTTGCTAAAGCTTCAAAAATAACCCTACTTCTCGTATTAAAATCTCTTGCAAACTCAGACAAAAACCCTGCTCTTTCTTTATCGCTAGCTGCCTCATAAAAGTTTCCTAGATTAGAAAAAACAGAGCTGTCAGCTCTTAGGGCTGTAATAGCTGTTTGATAAGCAGAGTAATCGCCCTGATTCCAGCCCATCATGCTTTTAACACCCTTCGCCTTAGTAGCATTTTTAGGATTATAAATCATTCCTAGTATAGATAAAGACCTATAAACCTTCTTCATTTTTTCTGTCTCGTTTTCTCCAATCTCACCGCCCATTAACTGCAAGCCTTCTGTTACTTGCATACCTAGTCCTCTTAAGATAGAGGGGACTTCTGAAACATTGTACTGGTCCATTTCATCAAGTAAAGTTTGTGCAATAGGTATTAGAGTGCTGGGATCGGAAGACTCCCAATCAACAACTATTCTTCCTAATCCTTGTTCGTTTTGTTCAATTCGCATCACACTCTTAAGTCCCGAAACCATATTAGCTCTTTCTTTTGGATCCTTAATATGTCCGTAAGATCTTGCCGAAATAGTTTCTACCCATCTTTGGTAAGTATTTTGTACCGATTCGTTCCATGTTTGAGGGTCCTGTCTTGCGGTAGACGGTGGAAAATCTGTAAAAGCAAAAGGTGTCTGGCTCGGCTTCCTAGCGTTAACTCCCGGAGGTGCGTTTATTGCGCTAAGAGCACTGTTTAATGCAGAGCTTCCATTACTTGCGTTAAGAGAAGCTTTGAATGCTGATCTACCGTTTGAATATAATTCTATAATTGCCATCTTTCTGTTTAAGGTCATGTTTGGATCTGTATCGTATACGGCACTCTGTACGTATCTTAAAACATCAGAGTAATCACTGATAGAAGGATCTACAAACCTCCTAAATACATTGACAGCAGCTAACTGATATCTACCTTCAGGTGTACTAAAAGCATTTCTTCTCTCCGTAAAAGGAATAATAACATTGTTGTGGAATAGCCTTTGGCTTCTTTCTAAGATTTCGGTGGGACTTACTTGAGGATCAAAGGGCAACAGAACTCCGTTCTCTTTTAAGATTCTCAATGTCTCGGCATAATCAGCCTGAATATCAATCCCTTCTTTGGATTGCTTAATAAGGTAGTTAAAGATATCTCCCATATTCTTCATCTTTAAAGCCATAGTAAGAATATTATCATCTTCAGTTATTGCAGAATTATCCCTTGCGTAGCTCTCAAGTATAGGAATCATGTCTTTTTCTTTTCCCTTTTCCGTTGGTGTGACTTCTGCACCAACCATACCAGACGCGATAACTCTTAGCTCTTCTTCCGAATAGGATCCCGATTCTCTTAGGTCGTCAATAAAGTCAGCTGCTTTCCCTTCTAGTTCCTTGCAAGTTTCGGTTACGCACATTAAAGCTTCAGCCTTTACTTCCTCTACTAATGAATTAGTGTTAGGGTCCTCTCTGGTATTTTCTGCTGCGGCAGCACTTAACTGTTCTGCCTTTGCTTCTAATTTTTTAGAAAATTCTGTCATTGCAGTAAACAGATAACTTCTTTTATCCTGTGTAACCCACGGAGCTACCTTTGGAAAAACTAAAGGCCGTTGGGATCCTACTGCTGCAATCTCTTCCTCTGTCATATCCATTAGCTCAGCCCCGGTAACGTAACGATCTCTGTCTTCATTAGCAAATTTCTTTAAAACCGAACCGACAATAGCAATAGGTTCTGTGTCTGGGTTTTCGACAATAAGGTTATTAATTTCCTCGCTCATCCTATCATACAGATCAGAATGTTCTTCCACCTCAGCTAAAATTATGTCCTGACTTGGGTCTAGTTCGTCTGTTTGAGAAGCGATAGCCATTTGTGCTAGTAGTGGTTTAAAGTCTTGTGGGTTGTAAGGTAACATCCCGCCGAAACCATATCCTATTGTTTTTCGAGCCATTGCTTTGTTTTGCCAAACCCTATAAACGGCGTATCTTTGTTTGATGGTATCCTCTTCCTCTTCTTCCATTAGATCTATTTCTGCAACTGCTTGTTGCGAAACAATACCTTCTGGCGAAAGTCCGTAACTTCTTAGCCACCAAGGAAGATTCGGCTCAACAGCTAAATATTGTTGGGCTGGAGTAATCCCTATCTTGGGTTGAGTTCTAGTAACATCCCTAGTTTTAAATAAAGGATTTTCTCCCGGATACACTGCTGGGAAATCCATTCCGGTGTTGATGCCGTAGCTTTCACCACCACCACCACCGAAGCCACCGCTGTCAGCGGGATAGGCTACATCTCTCATAAGATAGTAAAGTTCTTCTGATTCTTTTTGTTCTTCTTTACTTCTTCCAAAGTTATTAAATCGGTAAAGAAGCTCTTCATCATCCATCTTGTTAAGTTGCGGGTAATAAATTTCTGAATCTTTCTCTGCTCGATACATCCCATATAATTTGTTTCTTACGTAGTTTCTTCGGGGATCAAACCCCTCATCAAAAGAGTCGATGTTTTCATAACGAGGTGTATTACTAGACATTATCGGTTGCCTCCCGCGCTATGCCAACCCCCGAGTTGGAACATCATATCACGAAAGGTAGCAAGATATCCCGGATCATTATACATCTCATTCATAACCCCCATCGTTCCCATTGTTGTTTTGTACGCTTTCTTTGCTTCTGCTAAGTCTAGTTCTCTTTTTAGCATTGCCTTCTTATGATTAATTTGCATAATGTCTTGAACAAGCCCAGCTCCCTGTTTTAACGTATCAGAGATAGCCCTATACATGTAATCCATTGCTGGGTTATTAGCATTCCATTCTCCAAAAACCATTTGAGATTCTACAACGGTTGCCGTACTGGTTTGTACTGGCTCTTCAATTGGACCTTGAATCTGATTGTTTTCCCTTAAGTAATTAGGAATATCGACCATCGTTTAATCTCCTTAAAACTGTATTGCCTAGTTCTTTGTATTGTTCCATGTAATCTAAGAACATTTCTTTAGAAGTAGCGTATAGACCCTTCTTGTCATTGTGTTCTATTGACTCTAATAAAAATTTACGAGCTTCCGCAGCAGGATCCTTCTCGTCTATAACTCCATCAATAATAACATTAGCCCTAAATTCTCTTGGGATTTCTCCTGTTTTAATTCTATTTAACAAAGCCTTTTTTGTTTTAGTTTCTGTTCGGTTTTGTTCTTGTCTAGAAGTCTTCAACATAGGTTTAATTCTAGATTTAACAACCGGACTTAAATCCTTACGAGAAATAAACTCCTCTTCCATACTAAGAGAAGGATTAGGTAGAGTATACACAGGTACTGTCTTCCCGTCAAGAGGGATCGACACTCTTCCGTCTTTATCTACATCAATTTCTCCGGTGTAGCCCATATCATAAGCTTTAATAATTTCTTCTGCATGTGATTCAACGCTAACATTTGGGTTCAAAGCTAAGTTTTTGTCAGACATAATATTTTTCATATCCATAATTTGACTCAATCTATTTCTTTCTAACTCTTGTCCTGCATTGGCTCCTCTAATGTTTGTAAAGTATCCGTCTAACTTGTCTAGAACATAAGAGGGCCAAGTTGATGCGTTATCTCTGAAGTAATTTTCTTTGTCTCCCATAGTAGGAAGCTTATCAATAGTGTTTCGTATATCAGATATTGTAAACTCTTTGAATTTGTTTGGGGATAGGGGGCTTAGTTTTTCCTTAGTCTCCCAGTAATACTCTGTATTATTCGGGGTGAATCCCCAATCGCCAAATTCCTTACTCCAAGACTCTAATTTTGTTTTGCTATCTAAAGACTCATTACCTTTAATCCATGCTTCTGATTTATTAATCTGGGCCTGTCCATAAATGTCGTCTTTGTTTTGGCTAGAAGGGTTGGTTCCCCCTGCTATTTCCCTAAGTTTATTCATAGTCATGGCTTAACTCCTTAAAATCGTGGTGGACCCATGCCACCGGCACCATACCCTGCGGCAGACCACATGGCATTTGCTTGGCTTTCTGCTGCTTTAGCTTGAGCACTCATTAGACCTTGTGTTTGAGCGGCACCGTATGCACCCATTGCTCCACTTAGGATTCCCTGCCCAATAGCTGCCTTCATAATATTACCGCTTTGATTTCCCATATCCAGTCCCGGCATAAATTGGATCTGATCGTTATACCCAAAGTTTCTTTTAGCTAAGTTAGCTTGTTGTTGTCTCTCGGAAGAACGAAGTTGGTTTTCGTAATTAAGTCTTTTATTCACGCTAGCCTTTTGGGCTGACTCTAAAGACTGTCTCATAAGTTGTTTTGCGGTTTGGCCCTTAACATTTTTAGCGTTAAGATACCCTAGCAACCTATCATTGGTTGCAGTCACGTTTCGGCTAAACTCTCCAGTCTCATTCTTATAATTCAATCTAATATAAAAATCTCTTTCAGCCCTTGACTTGTTAGCAGCTTGTGCAATAAATTTATTTTGCTGCCACTGCATAGCATTTTTCTTAGCAATCTGTCGATTCTGCTTTTGAATCTGCATTTTTTTACTAAACTCAGCCCACTGCTGTTGGGCATACTGCTGAGCAGCTTGCTGGGCCTGTTGCTGTCCGCCCATGATTGCTGATGCGGCCATCATACCGCCCATAATTAATGGCATGTGAAACCTCCTAAGAGCCTCTCTGAGGCATTTGAATGTATTAAGCTAGGGTAGTACCTATATTCCTTTAAAAGCCCTTAGGGCCAGCCTCTGGCCTTCCTGTAGCCTGTCCATTTAGACCTGTTTTGGTCGTATGGTTTTTTCGGCTCAGGTCGTACCAGTCTGACAGCACCAGAGGTAGCTCCTACAAATAGGTTTGCTCTTCTGTCGTCGTCGCCCCAAGATTTTACCATGTCTTGATACTCCTTGGCCTTATTCTGCTCTATAACTTTATCTACATCTAAACTAAGGAAGTCTTCCCAGTGCGAAACTGCTGCCGAGAGGACATCTATCCGGTCATCTTTTGGTAATGCCCCTCTCTTGTCAAAAATTCTAGTAATTTGTTTTTGATTTTCTTCTTGACATATAGCTTTTCTGTCAAAAACTAATCGGTGCTGTGCCATTACAGGCTCAATAGCATCAATTATTCTAGCTTCTTTGCGACCGCTTACTCGGTACTCCTCGATAGCTACTGGACCACAAATACTGTGAAGGATTGGCATAAGCAGCTGAGAGTACATACCGTCGCCAAAGTTAGACTCAACCTTAACAATCTGTACTCGATACTCTCTAGCAAGTTTGGCAATTTTAGTTAGAATATTTTTCTCGTAACCTCCGGGATACCCAATAAGTTCATGGATATATACGTACCCGTTACTAAACGAGGCGACACACACGGCTGTCTCGTCCTCTCCTCTTCCCGAAGGGTCTACTGTCATAATTCTTTGGGAGTACTCGATAAAATTATTCGATACCCACATAGGTTCATAAACAAAATCTCCGCTTAATCCAAAGCTTGGGATACCTTTCATCTTTTGTGAGTTTGCCCATACAATTTTTTCAGGACAAATGCCCGGATTTAAATCTAAGACAATTAAATCTGAAAGTCTCAAGGGGAACTTCTCGAAATCTGCAAGGGAAGTGTCTAATTTATAGTGCAACGCAAATAACTTCGGTCCAATTTTAGCTTGTCTTTCCATTAAGAGTTCAAGAGGGAATCTTTCTGGTTGTACTGCGTCACCTTCTTGCATTCCAGACTCAACAAGAAACTCATTAACGTCTTCCATTTCAACTTCATTTGATCTGTCTGGCATAACTGCGGGAAACTTTGTTACTTTATAACCCGACTTTAACTGATTGTAGATAGAATCTTTAATTTGAGGCGTACCCAAAAAGATAACCCGACCGCCTGCATTACGAATCTGCTCAAACTCTCCTACCTTGTTCATTAACTTTTCTCTGGCAGCAGCTGTCTCGCAGTTGCCCTCAATTTCCACATCGTCTGCAATCACATATTCTGCGTGAGAACCCGTTAACTGAGACGTAATACCGCGAGCAAAGCAAGATTTGTCCTGCCCTACCTTAGTACGGCACTCTACATTAAATGCAAAAGCATTATCCGAAGTGTGATCCCCCGGTCTTAAGTGACTACAGTAAGGAACTAAATCTAAGATCTTTCTAGTCATAGAAATAAACTCAGCAGCCTTGTTACTTGTAGCTGATACAACCATGATTGTTGTGTTTGGTTCTTTTAAAAGAAACCAAGATGCTAAGCACGACGTAATTACTGACTTACCAAAACCCCGACCTGCTTGCAACTGCATGTCATTGCCAAAATTCTGAAGAGCATCTGCCATAGCATACTGTGCTGGAGTAGGCTCGCCAATACCTAAGTATTTGAAACAAGCCCAAAGATGATTCCTAAAATCTTCAAGCATTTCCGGGGGTATGTTCATTTTTTCTTTCTACCTTTAATTAATTTGTAACCCTTATCCTTTTGTGGTTTCCCCTGATCTTTCTTTGGGGGTCTTCCTCTTTTACTTCCGTAAGTTCCTTTTCCACTGGGCATTACATAGCCTCCTTTTTAAATGGTATTGAATCAGTAAACTTATTCTCAAGAAACTCCACTGCTTCCTTAGGAATATTATCTAAAGATTCTTTGTTGTCGGATATCACACCCCGAATAACTTGATATAGTCCGGGTGTACACTTAGTCGGATCGTTAAGATCCTCTAAAAGACAGGTTAATAAAAGTTCATTTAGTTTGTCTATTTTACTCATGGTTATTATCCTATATTTGCAACACTATTATTGTTTAGTGCGTTTACGCTTTGTGAAGAAAACTTTTCAGGCTGGTAGAAGTAAGCGTAATCCTGCCCAATAAAGTAGTTATTAGAAATTATTCCGTAGTTGATTTGACTTTCGTTTGAATCTGACGCATCGTCTGAAATTCTAATCCCATAAGCCCCTTGTTCAAACCAGTTGTTGGTTACAAAAAGACCCCTAACAGAAGTCTCAATTCCAGCCGCACCAAATCTTAAGCAGTAGCTTGCGGGATCTGATACACTGTTTAGATCACTACAACACAAGCTATTACCCGTAATTTTTAGTTCCCTATATTCTATCTCTGGGGCTTGTCCTGACAATGCTTCACCCGGCCAAACACGAATTCCGGTTTGATTTAAATCACCAAAGTCTGCGGTATAGTTTGTAGCGTCTGCTGCCCATCCCGGTGCCTTGTTAACGCTGCAATAGAAATCAATTTTATTGTTAGTAATAGTAGTACCTTCGTTCAAGAAGAGAGTATTACCATTGTTAGGTTTTAAGTAGATGCCGTAATAAGATCCTTTAATAGTATTGTTGTCTATTGTCCAAGCAATCTTTTGATTGTGGTGTCCACGTTGGTTTAGGTCTGTATTAAATGCTCCAGAAGCAGTAAACGCTATTACCATACAGTATACACTATTGCCGCTAAATATACTTCTCATTTCAAGACCGCCAGCAGATGCCATATTAAACGAAGGAGTTGTAAATGGGTCTACTGCGGTATAGCAGTTTACTCCGTACACAAACCCCGGCAATATGTCCCGTCTTTCGTCGCTCGACATATTACTAACTTCCGGATGCCTTTCCCAGCCGTCCCCAACACCCCAGAACTTAGAGGCATCCCAGTCTCCAAAGCCTTGGGAGTAAGCTTCTGTTCCCCCTGATTCTTTTCTTGTTCTAATACCTGAGCCTATGTCGTTGTTAGTAATAATAAACTGATTAGCACCCCCAAATATAGCATACGATGGGTAGTCTCCATCACGACCGGCCATACCCCCGTAATTTCTGAGATGAACTCTATTAGGATTACCTCTATTGGCAGTAATCCTATTATTCTCAATTCTTAGCGTACCTCCGCAGAAATGCCAAACATAAATTGGGTTACAAGCGTGAATATCACAGTTAGTAATAGACACGTTTCTGCAAGAAAGCTGATCATTTCCTCCAGTAATAGTTTGGTTAGCGTGGTCTAAGAGGATACCACCACCACAATCTACAAACTTACAGTTATTAATCTTAACATCCTGACACGCTTCTAATTTAAGGGCTGAACTCTCAGCAACATCCTCTGTGCCACCCCTTCTGCATTGTTCAAATCTACAGTTTTCAAATACAACATCTTTGCATTTATACAGCTTCACGGCAAACTCATCGTTCCAGCCCCTAAAGGTACAGTCCTTAAAGACAATGTTACGTGCATACTTAAGTTCTAAACCGTTATGCTTAGACATAATAACATACCCAGCTCGACCACCTGCATCATCGTTGGTATTAGATTGTGCGCCCATTTCAAACCGAAGTTTATTTGTGGATACATTTGTAATTGCCCTCCATCCGTTAATCTGGGTTGTGTTTCCTCCCGTAATTTGACTGGTTAGGTCAAAGTCTTGCAAACACATATATCCACCACCAGCCATACCATGTCCTGCGGTAACATCGATGTGAACAGTTTCATCATTTATGTCTAACTCTAAAGGTTGAGAGGTATCTTCTGCGGAATCGTTAACGTACTCAACGCGACCTAAAGTGTCAATAAACTTCATCCTTTCAAAGGTGACGTTTCGCATTTGGTTTCTATCGTTTGTACTGGTAGATTCACCCGACCTACTAACAGTGGTAGTAGTAGCTTGGTATCCACACCTTAAAGGTTCTTCTAAGTATATTCTTTCTTCGGAGTCACCACCTGTGGCATCTACTCTAGTAACAACCGCCAGCTCGTAAGCTACGTATCGTCCAGAATCCCCCAACGGAAGCACGGAGTTTTCCGAAGACTGGATATAAGCTCCGGAGGCATACTCAATGCCCCCACTTGCATTCCGAGAAGACGCATAAATCTCAATTAAATCTCCCGCATGAAAATTAGAAGCATCGGCCACGGCAACATAGTTATCACCCGCATATGCCTGAGCAGAAAGTGCCTGAGTAACAGCAGTATAACCGGGGGTGGTCAGCATTGTAGTGCCGCCCGAGTTATTGACCTGATACTCCAGCGACCCATCTTTAACATTATAGTTGTGTGCAATTCTAAGGGTAGCTATTGCACTTTGGATATTATGCCTACGCCCTCTAAAATCTAAGGTTGACAAAACACTGCTGTCAGAAGTATCATCAACACTTTGGTGACCTAGGTTTGCACTTGAGACTGCTGCTGATACATCAGAGGCATCGTCTGCCGTGCCGTTACCGACGCCACCAGAAGTAATATCTACGTTTGTAGAAGCAATCCCGGTAGCGGTCCACCTAGAGTTTCCTGCATCCCAAGTCAAAGAATGACCATCAGCCGGACTCATGGAATCATAGACATCATCTAAAGCTTTGATACTGTCTCCCGTTGAGACAATTTTATCAGTACCCAAATTGTCAGTCTTATTAAGATCAACCTTAGCCCAGCTATTTGCATCCCAGAAAAGCATCTGGCCTGCCGGAGCCGAGGTATCATCGTCTGTATTAGTATCTACATCAACAAGCTGAGAAAGCTTGGTGTTTGAGATAGCATCTTCAACATATTCAGTAGTAGCTACTTTCTTTTCATTACCATCAGTTAAAAGACCTGTGTCAGCGTCGGCAGTTACGGCCTTCTGGGCTGTATTCAAAGCAATCGAACCGTCTGCAAGGATAGAGTTGGCAGCTCCAGTAGTCTGCCATCTAGTGCCATTGTGCCTAAGAAGTTCACCAGCAGTAACATTGCCACTATCGGCACTACCATCACCAGTGGTATCTACATCCCAGTTACTGTGAGATGCTCCGGTAGTTCCTGTATGAGCTACAGTCCAACCAGCGGCAGGAGTGCCAGACACAACCGTAGATCCCGTTACATCAAACCCACCTTTATAAACAACTCCAGATCCTAAGGTAGTAATAAGATCGTTTAGGACCTTTCCTTGGTTAGCTGATAGTGGCTTGGTAGAAGATGTAGAACTAAGGGTATCAATAGTATCAGCTTTGACACCGCTTGAGCTTTTAGTAAGAGAATCGCCATCTAAGTTTAAAGTTAAAGGCGAAGCTACAGTAGCTGCTCCTGTTATTCCGTTCTCAACTACTAAAGATAAGCTATCCCCGTCTATGTAAGAAGAAGGAATTGTTCCTACAGAATTTAAAAGAACTAAACCATTCGGCCTACCAATTGCGGGGTTGAATAAAGTAAACTCTTTAAAGTAAGTCATCAACTCTTGAGAAATTGTCATAAGCTGCTGAGTACTTACATTGAGGTTACTAGAGCTTATCTTAGCTCCCGCAGTAAATGTAACAAGGTTGTCGTTAATATGTACTTTCTTTAAAATATAAATTGTATCTGACGAAGCAATGGAAGGCAAAACTACATCTGCTGCCCTTCCGGACATTGTTGTTGTCCATGTATAGTCGGAAGCTGTTTGCGAAAACGTCACATTGTTGTCAGCAAAAGTATACATTGTACTTCCACTAGTTGTTTCGTTTGGCAGTGTGTACGCAGACCAAGCTTCGGCAGCAGTAATATCGGGAGAAATACTGCTTGTATCGAATTGACGGATTACAATGATTTCATCGGTATCGGTAAGGGCGGAAGCTAGGTCAGAAGTTGAGTCAAGCAAACTGCTAATACTAACCGAGTAATTACTGTTTGCAATTTCTGTACCAGTAAATTTTAAGTAATTCACTTTGTCTTTATTGTTTGAATACGAAGCCATTAGGATCTCCTATGTTGTTAAGAATTTCGGAACTCGTTTGAATTTACCGGCAACTTCTATGTTAGTAATGTTCAGTGGGTTTGGGTAATCGGACTTAATTTTAACCACAATGTCGTCTGTAAATCCCATTAAAGGAAACTTAAAAGTCCCGTCCTTTTCGTAGAGATTTCCTCCTAATGTTGAAGAAAATTCACCTAAAGAAATGTGCTCGAACTTATACACAGCTGCATCCCTACTTTTTCTAGAAACAGTAACGTCATAGTTGCCCGTATTTCTATGGCGAGTAACCCCATACCTTAAGTTTAAGGTTCCGGGCATAATATTATTTTCTTGGTTGCGGACAAATATAGTAGACAGTTCAATCTCTGTAGTAAATGTCTTCCCTAACCACCCCGATTCGTACCCAATCATTGGACCTGTTACATTAAAGGTAATAATGTTAGTAGTAGAAGACTCTGTATCTAATTCACATGTTGCGCTAGATCCGTCATCAAACACAATAATATTAGATGTATCGGATACTGTAACGTCAGACCGCGAGAAGGAAAAACTAGTTTTATTAGTAGTAGGATTGTATTCTACCGTACTGAATTGAAGGGGAACTCGGCTATCAATCCTTGGTGTATCGACCGGATCTGGAATGAAACTCATCTTTTGGACCTGAAAGAAATCTCCTACTTGCGAGGATGTTTCCTTAACAACAATATAAACGTCGTCTTCAACAGCTTGAACCGATTGAATTAAAACATCGCTTGGCATTGTGAATGTAAAGAAAGCATTTTGTGTAATCTTATCTGCTTGAACTTGGTTCCTATAGCAAAAGATTTTATTTGAGGGCTGGTCCCCAGCAATAGCCAAGACGGTATTGTGTGCCGTCGATACTGTAGTGTCCCAAAATCTTTCTGGCAAATAGTCGGGAACATGCCTTGATAATTCAAATGCTTGCTGGCCCGCAGCCTCGAATCTTTGGAAGTAAATAAATAGCCGTTTCTTAGAAAAGAAAAATAAGTTGTTATTCATAACCATTGGTTCTACGTCTTCTGTCATAGGGAAGAAAGATGTAGGAGCAATCTCTGCCGTTAAAGGAGAAATTTGATTTTCGGATCCAATTAGTTCGTACTGTGTATCGCCAGAGGTTCCTAAGAATAAAAAGTCTTTAAAGGGTTTTAAGAATGTGATTGGAGTATATACATTAGAAGACACACTCAAATCAATGCAGTCAGTAAACACAATATTAGAGGGATCTTTTAGAAAGAAATTAGAGTAGTCGCCTAGTTCTGATGAAACAAGAGTATCGTCTGTAGCAAGAAACAGTCTATCCCTATAAAAAGAAATAGCCCTGATTTCTACCTGCCTTGCATTCCCCTTTGAATCTTTAAAGAAAGAAGGACCGGGGTTAGAGTTTAATGTTCCGCTTGTTCGTGGGTTCCAGTCTACTTTTCTAATTGACCATCTGTTGTTTTCCGTATCTAAGAAGATTTGCATTGGCATTCTATTCTGATCGATCACACTCATCTTATCTGGAGTTCTTACTTTTTCTAAGTAAGGAGATCTATCTTTACTCACGGCCCTATAAAATCCCGGAGTACTTGAAAGATATGCTTGGGATAGATAGTATAGTTTGCCTTTTCCTAAAGAGTTGCCTGAGTTTGGATATAACGCTTGGAAAGCTCGCTCTACTTTTGTCCCTCCGTTATTGGCATCGATATCGTTTTGATCTAAAGGAAACTTAATAGAGCTAAGCCTGCTTACAGACTGCCCTAAATCTAAAGTTAGGGGATTTGGGTAGATATAATCATCAGGAGAAATAAACTCAGTCCACATGTATACATCTTCGTTAGTTGCTCCGTCTACATCTGAAGGAACTCTTTCCCAATCAGTAGTATTGCTACTAGGAGCTGTAGTTTCGCTATTGTTTGGGCCGGGAAGGGCAGTTTCAGCCACATCTTTTTTGACCTGCCAAAGACCATACCTTAAGTTGTCGCGACCATCGGGATCAGGATCGTTATCTGAGTATTCGGATTTCTTATCCGAAGTATCTATTGCTTTTTGTCCCCATACGTAGTTAGAAAACTCAGTCCAAACTTCTCCTTCGCCTCCTTCGTCAACTGAAACTGCGGTTTCATAATCAAGTTCTGGACCCGAGTGGTCTGGGTTGGTTGTTCTTACTCCATTTAAGTCATACATCATACTTTCTTGCGAACCATCGGCTGCATCAAGTAGTTCTCCGTTGCTTGTAAACCCTGCTTTTACTTCAGTATTTAATACAAGAACTGTAGACCCCACCGAGCAAGCCCTAATTTTTTCTTTCGGGTTGCCACTACCATGAGTAAGGTATTTGAAAATATCTTGATCAATGTTGTTATCAACTATCTGGGAAGTAACAGCGTCACCATCTATTTTAAAGACATGTAATAGGTCTGCGGGGGTAGTAGCATTTGTATCTACACCAAACAAATATCTTCTGTTTGCCCCAGCATTATACCAATACCACCACATAGAGGTATCATTAACATTGTCTATATCAAGTTTACCGCCACCTTCTAACAAAGAAAAACCGTTACGCCTATCAATAGATCGTTCTGTTGTACAAAAAACATTGTCTAGATTTTCCGCCTCGTTAGGAAGCCTTTTGTTTGGAGCTTGTCTACCTACCCCACCAGATAATGTATTAATAGGTATCTTAGTAGGAAAGAAAGTTGTTCTTCTTCTTTTTTTTCTAGCCATAGGTTAACCCCTTGATGTACGCCAGTACCTTAAAGATTGAGATGACCGACTTAATCCTTCTCTTTGCTGAGCAGCCCGAAGCTTCGGACTACCGGCAGTAAACACAGTTCTTCTTCTGTCGTCTAAATCAGCAGCCTTGCCCTTGCTCTGATAGAACATTTCCATTTCAGCTAAATAATTATCAGCATCCCCATCACCTTGGGTAACCAACTGGTATTGCCTTGCGGCAGAAGAAAGGATTGCTCGTTGAACAGGGGTATCCATGTCTTCCCAAGGCAAGGAAAGAACTAATTCATACCGATACTCAACATCCGCTTTCCATTCACTAGTTTGATCTGTAACATTCCAAAGGTATTTATCAGTCCCAGTCCCCTTAAGAACCCCAATAATATTATAGTTGTCGTCGTTAGTGTGGTGTGTAATTAGCTCCGCAGATATAGCGTCAGCGTTTATTACAATCTTTCCTTTAGTATCTAGAGTGACTTTTTTAATAAGTTTATTGTTTGCGATGCCCCTGATTTGAAAGTCCCTGACAAATTGATCCAGAACAAACAAAGAAGTTTCGGTGTCAAGTCCTGAGTTTTCGTCTAGATCAGACACCAAGGATTCTCCTGCCATCAGAAGCATATGATTTACTGCGTCTAGTTTACTAATGTCTCCCATGAGGATCCTCCTGTAAGTAAAGAAAGCCCTCCTCCACCCGTTAGGGCAGAGGAGGGGATAAGTTGTATCAATCAATCAAACTTTAATATCAAGAAGCCTCAGCGTAACCGTCAGCATCGACAGCAAGATACCCTTCAGCTGC